ATTAAATATATTTTCTACTTTTGTGCTTCTATCTGTATTTCCTGTAAAAGTTTGAGCAAGACTTGCATCTGTTGTTGTTCCTGTTGTTGTTATATATAAATAAGTAATATTATCTGTTGAAAATGATACTTTATATGAAGTAACCCATTGGTCATAATTAGCACGACCTTGGGTAATTCCTCCTGATACAGATTTAGTAGTATCTAAATCTATAGTCATATATTGTGATGTATTATTAACTCCCGCTGACCACGCTTGTACTGAATCTAACATAGACCTTGCATATCCCGTTCCAATAGCATCACCAGCATTAACACTTGAATATGACCTTTTATCTTCTGTTGGATTTGATATTTGTGATCCAGAAGTATGTATATTATTGATAGTTCCATCAGTAATTGGAGAAGTTCCACCAGCAGTATTCAAAAATAATACTAATCCTGTTGAACTACCATTACTACCTGTATAACCAGTTGGACCAGTATCTCCTGTTAAACCAGTATAACCAGTATATCCAGTTGGACCAGTTGGACCAGTATCTCCTGTTACACCAGTATCTCCATAATCACCAGTATTTCCTGTTGGACCTGTATTTCCTGTATTTCCTGTATTACCTGTTGGACCTGTATTACCAGTTGGACCAGTATTACCAGTATGACTTCCTGTTGGACCAGTATTACCTGTGTTTCCAGTATTACCTGTGTTTCCAGTATTACCAGTATTACCAGTATTACCTGTATTACCTGTATTACCAGTATTACCAGTTGGACCAGTATTACCAGTATTTCCTGTATTACCAGTATTTCCTGTATTACCAGTATTACCAGTTGGACCAGTGTTACCAGTTGGACCTGTATTGCCAGTATTACCAGTATTACCAGTATTACCAGTATTTCCTGTTGGACCAGTATTACCAGTATTACCAGTATTGCCTGTATTACCAGTTGGACCAGTATTACCAGTATTACCAGTTGGACCAGTGTTACCAGTATTGCCAGTATTACCAGTATTGCCAGTATTACCAGTATTTCCAGTTGGACCAGTGTTTCCAGTATTACCAGTATTACCAGTATTGCCAGTATTGCCAGTATTACCTGTTGGTCCAGTATTACCTGTTGGTCCTGTATTACCTGTATTTCCAGTATTACCAGTATTACCTGATGCTCCAATTATTAATTTACTAATTTGTATTCTATTTGAATTTGGTATATTTTCTACTGCTCCTCCTATTTCTTGTGCCGAACCTGAATTTTGTCTCGTCCATACTTCAATAAAATCATTATCATTTAAGTTTAAAATACAAACACCTTGACACGATGTTTTATAAATTTGCGGTTGTAATGAAGTAAAACCATATCTCGCATTTGTATTACTAGTTATATCATTATTATTAATACTTACATAAGCCATTCTACTATTTTTTGTTGAATCACTATTTTGTTCAGTATAAACGACTTGATAATTTATTTGAAATTGTAATACTTGGTTTGATGTATTAGTAATTCTAGTTCCATCTCCAACGTGTGAATAAGTTAAATCTTCTAAACCCATATTAATACTATCGACAGTATCAAATAATACTTTTGTAAAAATATCATTATTTATTGTTTGAACTGTTGAATTTCTTAATGCTAATAAATTAGGAGGTGATGATGCTCCTATGGGTCCAGTTGGTCCAGTTGCTCCTGTTGAAACTGCGGTTCCTGTATTTCCCGTTGAGCCAGTATTTCCTGTATTACCAGTTGGACCAGTTGGACCAGTATTACCAGTTGCTCCTGTATGTGCTGGGTCTCCATTTATACCTGCTATACCAGTTGGACCAGTTAAATCTATTATATTATAAAGATTACCTTCTACAGTAATATTACCTATTAAATTAATGTTAACACCGGTATGTCCTAGTTGTATTGTTCCATTTTCACTATCTATTGTAAATGTTCCTGTGCCTGTTTCCGAATTATGATTAATAGTTGAATTTTTATCTATTAATTCAATATTTTTAAGTTTTTCATCTTTATAGATAGACATTACAAATAATTTTTATTATAATTATATATAAACTATAATTATTATTTATTTAACTATAATTAGTATGTATTTAAATATAATTACTATCTATAAAATATAATTATTATTTTTACTTAAACTTTAAAAATAATAATAAAAAATAATATTTATAAAAAATTAAAATAAAAAATAATATTTATAAAAAATTAAAATAAAAAATAATATTTATAAAAAAAATAATATATGAATAACTAATTACTAAAAACAAGTCCTCCCATTCCATTCATAATACGTAGTATATTATAATTAATAGCATATAATTTTAAATTCATATCGCTAGAACTATGATTTATAGTATTATAATCTAAATGTAAATTTATATTAGCAAATTTAGACATATTACAACTTCCACTTGGTTGTTGTTTTTCAGGATTTAGAGAAAATGAATAAGTATATATTTGTTTATAAGGATATCTAGAATGATATTGATAATTTTGAACTAATCTAAAATATTCGGCACTTCGTTTTTCAAAACGGTCAATACCGTTTAATTGTAATACTGCTTCACTAAATGTTTCTATTGAATTTGATATAGAATAATCTAAATATTGATTACCAGTTTTAATATTTTGTTGTTCATAATCATTATTTATATGTATCCAGAATAATTCTTTTACTGGATGATTTAAACTGATTTTTTTTGTTATATTATTATTTGTTCTAGCAACATAATCGCTTTCATTAAATTGAACTTGTTCTATTAATAATTCATGGTCAGTATCAGCAAATTTACGTCTTTCTTCCATATCTAAATGAATATAATCAACCCATACTTTCATATTTGATATAGGATATGAAGCAGCAGTAAGTAATGTTGTTATACTTTCATTTCTATAACAACTATGAAAATCTCTAAGTTTAATTTTTAATACAACATCGTGATATTGAAGAGCAATTAATGGTAAAACTGATGAATAATCTTTATTAAACCAAAAACACATTGGTATATTTAATCTTAATTGGGTTTCAGCATTTTCTCTTAAACTACTTATAGTATTATAATAACCACACATAGCATTATAACTACCTATTTTACCTTCTGTTGTTGTTAATTGATGCCAAATATCAAGCCATTCACTATAATGTCTATCTATTAATTGACCTCCTATTTCTAAATCTGCTTGTTTAATTAAAACATTTCCAATACCATTTGTCCAGAAATAACCTGAAGGTAATATAGGCAATAATACTTCAATTGTAATATCTTTTATTAAATCACCTTTACGTTGTATAGGTATTTCAATTTGTTGTCCAAAATCAGGTCTTCCATCTATGGGTTGTTGCATAGATTCCATAGCAAAATTGGTGTATTTTTTATAGACTGTTTTAAAAAATGTAATTTGTGGATTTCCAATAAGATATATATCTTGAACTCCCACGGCTACTAATTGTATTAAACCTCCTGCCATAGTATTATTTAATTATAATTTACTTGTATTAATTATAATTTAGTTATACTATAATAATAAAATAATATTAGATTATTATTAAACTATTATAATTTAATATTAATTAATTTTAATATTAACTTAACTTATTAAAATAAATTATTAAAATAAATTATTTTAATAAATTATTAAAATATTAATATATTATAAAATATGTATAATAATATTAAAAAAAAAACTAATAAATTAAAAGGTGGTAAGTTTAATAATACAAAAAAAAATACTAACTATAAAAAATCTTCTAAACCAAAACATTCTAAAATGACAGCACAAAATAAAGATTATACTATGTTATCAAATCAAAAAGGTAATTGGGTATATAATTTATATAATTCTAAAGATGATGATACGATTACTAAATCTAAGAAAAAAGAAAATAGATGTATGTGTGTAAATTATAAATCAGTTAATGATTTTCAAACCTATGACAGATGTAAAAATAAAGCACTTAAAGAGAGTGATTTTTGCGAATTACATCAAAATTGTAAGAGTTATTTAAGAAATTTTCTTTCTGGATATGAACCAGAATATCAGCCAACAACGTGGTCTGATAAATTTGTAGAAGGTTCTCATAATTGTTATTCTTATTTTTTAAATAGACAAGTTAGAGCAATTAAAGAAAAATGTAATGAAATATGTGCTAAATCTCATAAAGATAATAAAAAATGTCCTAAAGATGACAGTCAATGTACTGATTTAAAACCACAACCTGGAGATTTTGAACTTATTAAAAGAACAGGTTCTGATAAAACAAAAGAAAGGATATATAAATGTCCTAATATGCAAAAAAAAATATTAAATGATAATCCTACATTAATTCCATCATCTTTTAATATTAAATGTCCTAAAAAATATTATAAAGGGGCTATGGTGGTAGATCCTGATAATACATATCATTTTTATAGACAAAATAATAAAGGATCATGGGATCATAAACCAGGAATTTCACCTATTACAGATATTGATGCAGATGGTAATAAAATCTATGTTCCACATTTTGCGAATAGAGACTATAGAGATGATGAAGATAATACTGATGCTATAAATTATACTCATTTTTGCGGATACTATTGTATTCCTGATAATAAGTATATTCATAAAAATTTAGCATAATTATATTTTAACTTTTATAATTTTTTATATTTCTAATTTTATTTAAAAATTATTTTAATTTATAAAAGTTTTAATTAAAAATATTTAATAATTATAATATATAATAAAATATAAACTTTATTAATATTATTAACTTTATTAACTTTATTAACTTTATTAACTATGGCTGGATTTTTTACAAATTTACTTGATAAAATAACAGGTGCTTTTAAATCTAAAGAGTTAGATGATAATATTAATAATTTTCAAGGGAAAATTGATACAATAATAAATGATTTACTTTTACCATACACTAATCCCGATAAAAAACTAGGTTCAAATGAACGTTTTAGTGATATGTTAAACTTATTAGATCCAACTAAATGTAATAAAATCGCAATGACCCTTGCTTCAAATTTAGATAAAAACTATACTAAAATACAAATGGAACAATTTTCAAATTCTATTTTAGTTGGTAAAGAAATAAAAGACTGTGAAGGTGAAAACTGTGAAAATAATGAAGTTAAAGATATTACATCAAAAACAGGTGATATTTCAAAAAGAGAAATGTGTAATTCAGTAGCAGTTCATTATGTTAAAATATTAAATCTTATTGCTGCCGTTCTTACTGCTGTTAATCCCGCTGATAATATTTGTCTTAATAGATTAAGAAATTTATTAACTATTATGAATGAAGATGAAAAAACAGGTGCTTCTGGTATATGTGATACTACTAATGGAACTGTTAAAGATAGTATTATGAATGAACCTGGGTTTAAAGAATTATTATTGTTATATTATTATCATTTAATACAAGATGTTGAAACTGATGCTGAAAAGGAAAATGTTAGAAATCAATATAAATATTTATTACAAACATTTTCTAATATGATTATGGTAGTTGATCCAAAATTAAAAACAATGGATGAAAGTAAAAAACTGAAAACTAAAAAAAATAATAATTTAAATTTAAATAGTGAATTAAATAGTGAATTAAATAATTTAGAAACAATGAATTTAAATAACTTAGAAAATGCTAAAAATAATAAAGCAACTAATAATTTAACTAATAATAATAATTCCCAAAAATCAAAAACAACAGTATCAGAAGAAAATATAGATAAACTTAAAAATAATATTAAATCTGATATTACACAAAATATTAGTAATAATATTAAATCAACAGTTAAAGAAAAACTTAATAGAATTGATAATAAACAAAATGAACGTTTTTCTGAATATAATGAAAAATTTCAATCTCAAAGTAATAAATTAAATTCTATTAAAGATAATTTATCTCAATTTAAAGAAGAAGATGGTGATAAATTAAATAATATTGTCTCTAAAATTGATGCTTTAAGTAGTATTATTAAAACTATACAAAATTCTAATAATAAGACTAATAATAATACTAATAATGAGCCTAAAAATAATAATCAAACACAAAATAAATCTACTACTACTGAAGTATCTACAAATAACATTAATAAAGATAATGAAACTAGTGAAAATAATAAAACATTAAATAATGTCTTAAATGAAAAATTAAGTCAAAAAAATAATACATCTTCATCAAATAATAGTAATAATAATAATAATAATAATATAAATAATAATAAACTTAATGAAAATCTTGCGATAAATTCATCTATGATTGAATCTGCACCTACTGTTGAATCTACACCTACTGTTGAACCTACTGTTGAACCTGCTGTTGACCCTACTGTTGAACCTACTGTTGAACCTACTGTTGAACCTACTGTTGAACCTACTGTTGAACCTACACCTAATACAAAACCTACAAATAATAAAAATAATACTGATTTAAAAAGTATATTAAATAATTATCAAAGTGGTGGTGATAATAATAATAATAATAAAAATAATAAAAATAATAATAATAATAATAATAATAATAATAATAATAATAAAAATAAAAATAAGAAGAATAATAAGAAGAATAAAAAGAATAATAAAAATAACAATAATAATAACAATAACAATAATAATATTAATAATAATAATAATAACAATGAAGAACCAGAAACTATAAAAGCAAATAATAATAACAATAATAATAACAATGAAGAACCAGAAACTATAAAAGCAAATACTAATATTAATAATAATAATAATGAAGAACCAGAAACTATTAAAAATACAAATTATAATATGAATAATTCTACTAGTATGAATAATTCTAGTAGTATGAATAATTCTAGTAGTATGAATAATTCTACTAGTATGAATAATACTTCTATGAATAATTCTACTAGTATGAATAATAATACACCAAAAACATTATTAAAACAATTTACAAATTTTGTTAAAAATTATACTCAAATTGATACAATTGATGATAAATTAATGGAAATTGTTAATACTGGTTTTAAAACGTATGATAAATTTTCTGAAGATATACCTGCTGAAAATGCTCTTTATTTAAATAATGATAAGTTTGAAGATTTCTGTATTAATCAAGCAAATACTCAAGGATTAATTCCTATTACTCTGGACGACCCACGTCTTACTGACTATATTAAAAATTATAAAGATATGAAAAATATGTATATTGAAAATTGTGAATACTTACTTAATTTATTAGAAAGAGAAGTTCTTATAAAAACAGAACCTAAAACTACGAATGAAACAAATGATGAAAAAGAACAACCTCATTTTACTATTAAAAATATAGGTTATTCTGAACTTGTTGAAGTTGAAACTGATATTAGAAATAAATTAGTATCTATGTATTCTGGTTGTCACGAACAATATCAAAAAGGTATGGTTTCGTTATATAATGCTCTTAAAACTGAAACTCAAGTTTAAAATACTAAAATTATAAATTATAAATTATAAAATAATATAAAATTTATAAACTAATTCATTTATATTTTAATTTTTATCTTTAGTCTAGTCTAGTCTAGGTAGTTTTTTCTCTACATAATTTGGTATATCTATTCTAGATGAACATATATATTTACCTTCACTTTTACCTTTATATATTTTCAAACTTTTAATATCGGCATTAATAATTTCTACCATTTTATACAAATAATTTATTGATTTAAATAATGTTTCTATATCTATACCCTCGCTATTACCTTTATCGGTAATACCTATCATATATAATGCTTTTCCACATCCTTCTTCTAATCTAAATATTAATTGTGATGCCCTTCTATTTAATTTATCTATATTTTTTATATTTTTAAAATTATCTATAAATTCTTTTGATTTATTTTTTTTTATTTTCATTTGTTCTACAGGTTCATTATCTAGATATATTTTATATTCTCTATTTCCTAAAAACTCTTCTTCCTTTTGTTTAGGCATACGTTTGTTTATATATTCAAACATAGTTTTAGTTAGTTAAATACCTTATATAAAATTTAAATTTAATACATTAGTTATTATTTTTATAACAAAATGAATACTATAAATAATACATAATAGATATTATATAGTTTTATATTTATTTTTTTATTTATACTTACATTATATAATATTATAAATAATATTATAAATAATATTATAAATAAAATTATAAATAAAATTATAAATAAAATTATAAATAAAATTATAAATAAAATTATAAATAAAATTATAAATAAAATTATAAATAAAATTATAAATAAAATTATTAAAATTATTAAAATAATTATAAATAAAATAATAAAAAAATGTATCTAGAATACATTTAATAAATATATTAAATAAAATTAATTATAAATTTAAAAATCACTACCAGAATTAGGTAAATGACTATATCCTTGAACATTACATAATTTAACTTCTCCATTAGAAATAAGACCTTGTTCTAATTTATTAGTTTGGGCTTTCATTAAATCATCATCGGTTACAAAAAGTTGTGTATCATTTATTCTATTTTTTTCTTGTAAATTATTAGTTATTGTTTTAAAAGCAGGGTCTTCATAATATTTATCATTAACATTTTTAATTTCTTCTGTCATATCTTTCATAGTTTCTTTATTTTGATTACTATTATTATTATTATTATTTACTAATTCTATAGTATCGATATTTTCAATATCGTATTCAATTTCATTAATAGTATCGCTTATTTCTGACTCTTTAAAAATTATACCTTGACTACTATTTTTATTAATAATATCTTTAATATTTTTTAAATTTTGTTTATGATTAATAATATCATTACCATTAGTATTACTATCATTATTTAACTTTGAAAGAGCAATAAGAGATTTACGTAAATGTAATTCTTGAATTACCATTATCATAAAGGTTGTTAAAAGAATAGCATAGATAGGGTCAATACAAACAGTATAGGCTATAAATAAAGAGTATATAATTTTAAATAGTGTATTATCAAATACTTCAATATATTTTACTTCTATTTTATCTATAAATAATATTAATACAGTTAATAGTATTAAAAAACTATATTTAATAACTGGATTTTCTAAAATAGATATTAAACCATTATTTAACTTAACAATAGGATTGATTAAAGACATTTTTATTTACTATTTATATTACTATTTATATTAATGAAATATTATTATTTATAAAGAAAATATAAAATTGAATATTATTATATTTAAAATAAAATATAAAAATAATAAACTATATAAAATACATAATATATAAATTATAAAGTAATATAAATTTAATACTATCTCTAGATATAACTAAAAATAATTTAAAATAAAAATAGAATGTCTCTAGATACAAATAGAGATAGTATTAAAACATCATTATCAAATCAAGGATATGCTATTTATAAATCTACACTTAATGAAAAAGAAATAGAATGTATTAAAAATGATTTAACTATAAAACCATTTAGTTGTCCTGGATATGGTAATCCCGAAGACATAGAACCATATAAATTATATAAAGAAAATGAAGATAAAGTCTATATTCCTAATTTTTATGGTAAAGATAAGTATGGTGCCCCTAATAAAACAAAATTAAAAGAACCTGAAACAACAACACTCGCGTTTTCTCCCGATAGACAGATGCGTGATTATCAAAAAGAAATTATTAAAACATATATTACATCTGCTAAAGAAAAAGGAGGCGGTATTATTAGTGTAGGTTGTGGAAGAGGTAAATGTTTAGAAAAAGGAACAGTCATACCACTCTATAATGATACTTCTAAAAAAGTTGAAGATTTAGTTGAAGGTGATACTTTAATTGGTGATGATGGTAGTCCTCGTATAATATTAAGTCTTGGTTCTGGAGTAGCACCAATGTTTGAAGTTAATAGTATAAATAATTATAATCAATTCTATTTTTATAATACGAATACTAATGTTATTTCAAATTTTAAACTTTATACAGTAAATCAAGACCATATTTTAACATTATTTAAAAAAAATACTAGTAATAATCAACATCAAAATAACAATAATAATAACAATAACAATAATAATAACAATAACAATAATAATAACAATAATAATATAGTAAATACCATTACTTTATATGATACACATACTAAAACATTAAATCAAAGTGATGTAGTTGATATTTCTATTCTGGAGTATCTCTCTTTACCTGAAGAAGAAAAAAATAAGTATTATGGATTAAAATTACCATTAAAATTTATATGTTCTAGATATGTTAAAAATTATGTTAAAGAAATATATTATGATAGAAATAAAGCATTAAATACTATAAATAAATCATTATTAACATTTCCAAAAAATATTAAAAATATAAATCCAGTATATGCTTTTTATATAGGTTATATAATTGGAATTAAATTAAACCAGTTTAATACTAAAAGTTATAATTCTATTCCTAATAGTATAGAAGATATACTTAATATAAATAATAACTTAAAAAATGATAATGCGATTGCGTTTATTGATACAATAAATATAATTGATTTAAAAAATTATGTTAATAAACATAAATTAAATTTTCAATTTATTATTGATTTATATATTGGAATACTAGTAAGTTTTAATTCTAAAAAAATAGATTTATATTTAGATTTAGAACCAATAATAGATATTAATAATAGTGAAAATAATAGTGAAGAAGTATTTAATTTATTTATAGAATTGTTAGATACTATTGGAATTACTTATAAAATTACATCTTATTTATCATCAACTATAAAAATTCTTACAATTACTGATAAATATATTGAATATTATGACCATAGTATTATACCAATTAGTATTAAATCTAAAGGTAATGGTGCCTATTATGGATTTCAATTAAGTGGTAATGGACGTTTTATATTATCTGATAGAACACTTACTCATAATACTGTTATGGGATTGAAAATTGCTGAAGAATTAAAAGTCAAAACTCTTATTTTAGTTCATAAGGAATTTTTAATGAACCAATGGGTTGAAAGAATTACTGAATATTTACCCGAAGCCAAAGTTGGTTATATACAAGGTAAAAAATGTGATATTAATCGCAAAGATATTGTTCTAGCAATGATACAAAGTTTAAGCGACCCACGTAAAGATAAAGATTATCCTGCAAATTTATTTGAAAGTTTTGGATTAGTTATTGCTGATGAATGTCATCATTTAGCAGCACGCCAATTTTGTAGGTCATTAGCAAAATATCCTTTTAAATATACGTTAGGATTAAGTGCTACACCTGACCGTGGTGATGGATTACAACGTGTATTTAAACATTATTTAGGTGATATTGTCTATAAAGATGCTGAAATACAACAAAGTGCTGAAGACATTAGATTAGAACATATACCTAATTCTAAAGTTGAACTTTATATCTATAATAATTCAGACCATAACTATTCTAAAGAAGCATTAAATTATCAAAAAAAGCCAAATATTGTTACGATGAAGTCAAATGTGGCAAATTGTTTAAAAAGAACAAAATTTTTATTATCCTTTTTACCACGTCTAATTGAAGAAGGGAGAACTATTTTAATTCTTAGTTGTCGACGTAATCATATTAATGAAATGGAAACATTAATTAATGATATGGCTATACCTAATTGTAGTGTTGGTTTATATGTAGGAGGAATGAAACAAAGTAATTTAGATATAAGTGCTACAAAACGGATTATTATCGCTACTTATGATATGGCTGAAGAGGCATTTGATTGTAAAACATTAAATACACTTATTTTTGGAACACCTCATAAAAATATTAAACAAGCCGTGGGTCGTATTTTAAGAGAAGAAAAGAAAAAACGCAAACTAATTCCATTAATTATTGATTTACAAGATGTATTTTCAAGTTTTAACAGTTGGAATAAATTACGTGAAAAATATTATAAAACTGAAGAATATCCTTTGAAAATATTTAATGTTATTGATAAACCTGACCTTAACTTTAAACCTATTGTGAGTTTTGTTAAAGATGTTTCTAATAAAAAAACAACTAAAACGAAAGTAAATAAAGATACTAAAAGTAAAAAATCGTCATTTATTATTGATATGGATATGAATATGAATATATCTATTGATACTAAAAGTGTTGTAGAAGGTGATACTGAAGTTATAGAAGAAGATAATGATGAAGATGAAGATAGTAATAATAGTGGTGATGATGTAGAAACATTAGATTTTTAAAAAAAATTATATAAAATAATTTTTTAATACTTACACTTTAAGCAATTAGTAGATACTTCTTCGTGCCTACACTTTGGTTGAGCTTCATACCAACAAGAAGAACAGTTTGATGGTATTTGTCCGTGCTTCTCACACTTTGGTTGAGCTTCATACCAACAAGAAGAACAGTTTGATGGTATTTGTCCGTGCTTCTCACACTTTGGTTGAGCTTCATAACACCAAGTTTCGCAGGTATTAAAACACTTATGAATAGTACTCATTTTTTTTTTTGATAATATATTTTATTTTTAATATATATATATATATATATATATTCAATTTTTTACTGTTTTTATTGTTTTTTACTATTTTTACTATTTTTACTTTTTTTACTGTTTTTACTTTTTTCTAAAATTATAAATATTTTTAAGTAAAAATATTATTGGAAACTATTTTTTAAAAAAAATAATTATATATTATATTTTTTATTATTGGAGGTCAATATAATAAGACTCGCGTGATGTATCATCCATAGCCATTTCTACAAGGATATGAAGTTCTTTTGAACAATATAACTTCATACCTCCTTGACAATCAAATCCTGTATAATCACACCAAGCTTCCAGATATGCGTAGTAACCATTATCTAATTGGCATAATAGTAGCCAAGATTCTTCATCATTTTCACCTTCTCTACCCCAAATATATGTTTTAATGTTATCTGGAAAATTTCCAATATGACTACTGTTATCAGGTTGACCAATAAGGTTAGTATAAATTGAAGACGTTGAGAAATTATCTAAATATCCAGAATCATCTTTTATAGTAGAAAAAGGATAATCATACCAAGATGCATTTACTGATTGTTGTCTTTGTGATGTTCCAATATCTTCAGTAGATAAAGTTTCAAATACATCCACTATATCATTCACGTTATCTTGAATAGATATTTCATCTTTCAATAAAACTAATTTCCAAGTTATACCTTGTCGGCTTTTGTATGCAAATCCTTGAGGATGAATATATCTATCACTTTCTTCTCTTTGAATTGGTCCAAATAATTTCCCTGATTTAATATCTTGAACATAGTAAGACTTTGACATTTTAACAATGAATAACTAATAGATACACAAGTTAAATAATATTATTTTTAATATATATATATATTCAATTTTTTTATTTTTTTTACTATTTTTACTATTTTTACTATTTTTACTATTTTTACTATTTTTACTATTTTTACTATTTTTACTATTTTTACTATTTTTACTATTTTTATTATTTTTACTATTTTTACTTTTTTTTACTTTTTTCTAAAATTATAAATATTATTGGAAATTATTGGATATTATTGAAAATAATTTTCATATAAATAAAATATTTTCATATAGTAATATAAAAATGCATTTACAAAAATTAACATTTAATTTAGCCTATATATTACTCATTGGTTCAAGTATTTTAACTGGTTTTGAATCATTAAATACATTTACAAAAGAAATATTACCTTTAAAATATATTTTAAGTATTGAAACTTGTGTTACTATAATTGCTAGTATTGCCTATGCTTTTTTAACACAATCCTATGCTACAAATCAAAATTTTGATTTAACATTTTATAGATATCTAGATTGGTTTGCTACAACACCTTTATTATTATTATCATTAATTATATATTTATCTTATCTTAAAAATAAAGATGAAAATAAACAAACGCCAGAAACAGAAGACGATACATTTAATATAATTTTAAAAGACAAAAAAATAATAATTATTATGTTATTAAACTTTTTAATGTTAGTCTTTGGATATATGGGAGAAACTAAATTAATAAATTATATTCTTGCTAATTGTTTAGGATTTATACCTTTTATTATAATGTTATATCTCATTTGGACTAATTATTGTCATTCTAGTAATATAAATGTATTTATCGCATTTACTATCATCTGGAGTATGTATGGTATAGTTTATTTTTTTGATAATAATAGTAAAAATATTAGTTATAATATTCTTGATATTATTGCTAAAGTTGGCTTTGGTCTTTTAATATGGTATCAAGTTGTTCAATATAAATTAAATACAATAGATAATGAAACTAAAGATGCAAAGAATTAAAGATAAAAGATTAAAATGTCTATTAGCACAATACTAATGAATGAAATTTCTATAAATATAGCGTCCAGAAGCAATACCTATTATAATACCTAATAAATTAATCATACATAATATAAAACTATTATTACCATAGGTTAAATAATGTTCACTATCTTTCATCTCAGGATTACCATTGAAATACATTCCATAATTTAAGCCAGTATTAGCAATAGGTGGGAGAATAGCAAATACAATAATAAATCCTAATATTGTCATCATATTTGATTCCATAATAGCAAAATACATACCAAACCCTGATATAATTGCTATAAAAAATTCTATACTAAAAAAATTTTTTTTAAAATTATTTCGCAATTCCATTTGTTCAGTAGGTTCTGAAACATAAGCATATTCAGCATTAACATATCCTATTATAAATGAAACTAATAATGTAATTGATATTATTATTAATGCTTGTATTAATACTGTTGGTAATTTTTCAAACTTATTCGTTGCTATTAAAAAACTAATGGCAATCATTGGATTAATTATAACTGATATAATTGAACTTGCTAATACATAATCCACGTTATTCAATAATAAACCTGCTGAACATACAATGACAGCAATGGATAAGAAAATTACATTTATATAATTTAATTTAAAAATATTTATTTTATATTCTTCTAATTGTTTATCTATTGTTATTTTTGACATTTTAATATTTATATAATTTTAAATTTATAAAAAAATTATTCTTTTTTATTTTTATAACAGATTTTTTTTGTAAAAGTTGTAGTTTAATATTTTCTTTTTTTATTTTATATCTTATAATATAAATTATTATTTAAATAATTATTATTTAAAAATAATTATTATTTAAATAATAATTTATAATTATTAATAATTTATAATTATTAATATATAATATTCTAAAATGGCTTTACCTACTGATGAAATAATAACAAAATTTAAATTATTCTGGCAATACCCAGTTATTACAGAAGAAACATTTTATAAACAAAATAAAAATAATGAAAACTATATTGGATTACCTTGGGCTACAATAATTGATAAACGCTATAATTTAAATATTATATTAAACTTATTAAAACCTTATTTAATTCATATTTTTAATAATAATAATAATAAAAACAAAAAAGAATATTATACTTGTTGCCAGCATATTCATTTTAGACAATTACTTGTTTTATTTAAACTATTGAATATTAAAACTGTTTATAGTCCTCATAAAGTAATAAATGAAAATTCTATTAATGAAATTAATATTAAACCCTGTCCTCTTTATGCTGCTAATATAGAAGACCCTCATCGTAATCAATTATTTCAAACAATTGATTTTTTTACAATTAAACGCAAATATTTATATAGTTTTCAAGGTGCTTATGATAAACAATGTTATTTAACAGATATAAGAGACCAAATATTTAAAATGAAACATCCTAAACAGTGTTATATAAAAAATATTGGATTGTGGCATTATAATAATATTGTATATACTAATAAGCAAAATAATGATAAAGAATTAAATGAAACACAACAGCATATTAATAATACAAATGAGTATAATCAATTATTATTAGACTCGGAATTTAGTTTATGTCCTTCTGGTTCTGGACCAAATAGTATTCGTTTATGGGAATGTTTAGCCATTGGAACTATACCAATTATTCTAGCAGATACTTTAGAATTACCAACTCATGAATTATGGGAAGATGCTATTATTAGAATAAAAGAAAAAGATTTAAATACTCTTCCTGATTTATTATCAACACTTAGTGACACTAAAAAACTTGAAATGAGAAAAAAATGTATTGAATTATATACTTATTTTAAAGATAATTATAAAAATGAGAGTAAAGAGAGTAAAGAGAGTAAAGAGAGTAAAGAGAGTAAAGAGAGTAAAGAGAGTAATGAGAGTAAAGAGAGTAATGAGAGTAGTGAGAGTAGTGAGAGTAATGAGAGTAGTGAGAGTAATGAAGTTCAAACGATAGTTCATTATTGTTGTGGAAGTTATGATATTGGTGATTTTGGAGGTGTTGCTAGATATGATTCGCATATAAAATTAGCATTTCCTACTCGCACATTTTTTAAAGGTCCCGAACAAAAAACTCAAATGTTAGAATATTTATATAGTGTTAAAAATCCTATAGTTATAACAGATAATCATTTAGTATGTGATATACCTAATAAATATAAAACCTATTTAGTTCATCACGGTGTGGCACAAACACACGCTGAAAGAGAACCTGGTTGGAATGCTTATTGGAAAAATCTTTGTTGTTCAGGACAAGAAAAAATGCTTTATTATAGAAAACCTGAAACTACTAGTATTATTAGCATTTCACAATTTTGCACTGATGAATTTACTCACTATTATAAAGATACTTATACTAAATTTAAAAATACTAAACTTTTACATACAACAGAATTTGATGAAACTAGATATAAAACAAGTTGGAATAAAAAACCTATTATTTTAGGAAATTGGAAAGATGTTAATAAAGGCTCACTTATTATACAACAATTGAAACATAATATTAATGATTATGAATTTAGACAATTAAATTCATATCCTTTAAATATGAATGATATAGATTCTTGGATAAAAAGAAAACAAACAAACTATTTAGAAAGCGACTTATTCTTACAACTTTCTTTATGTGAAGGTAATTCTTATGCTACTTTAGATGCTCTTATGTGTGGTATTCCTGTTATTTCTTCGAATGTAGGTTTATTTTATAAAGATATACCTGAAGATTGTTTTGTTAAACTTGATTGGGAAAGAAATAATGATTTAACTTATGTTGAAGAAAAAATAAAGTATGCTTGGACCAATAAAGAAGAAATTGGTAAAAAAGGAAGAGAATGGATTTTAAAACATTGTAATATGAAAGATTGGATTAAACAAATTAAAACAATTATTAATTAACTAATTCTATTTTACATAATATAAAAATATATTTTTTTACTATATTAATAAATAATGAATAATAAATATTTTTTAATTTTTATATATTAATAAATAAATTTTAACTTTTAATATGAAATGGAACATTTTTTAAATGATAGTAAAGAACACTCTAGTAGCAGTAATACTAATGATGATGTAACTATAGAAATTACACATAATATAGAATATCAACTCAATAAATTTGGTAATACTGATTATTTAAAACATAAACATATACCAGAAAAAGCACTTTTTACAGGTGAAGATACTATTCATAAACTAAAATCATTTTATAATACAAATTGTGATATATCATTACTTATTTATGGTAAAAAAGGTATTGGAAAACTAACGTGTATTATTAATTTATTAGTCAATATACCTTGTTATTTACCAACGTTTAACAATGAAGATAAATTAAATAATATTAATTATTTTAAACTATTTGATAATGACTATCCAAAATTACTTTTTTATGAAAATATATTTTTTTTAAATCTTAAGGTTTTACATAATAATACTGATATTTTAGAAAACTTGGTATTCTTATATAAATTATCTAAAACTAAAAACTTTGATGAAAATGAAAAAAAAATTATAATTATATCAAATATTCAAGTATGTAATAAAGAAGCACAACGCTATATTAGTTTTATGATTGATAAAATATCATTACATAGTTCTTATATATTTACATCTACCACAATAACAACAATAGACAATAAACTTAAATCATCATGTTCTCCTATTGAATTTAAACCTTTAGATGAAGTGTTATTTTGTAAAATATTCAAAAATAATTTTAAAAAATCATTTTATGATAAAGAAAATATACAAATTGTATTAACTAATTTACTACTTAAACAATTTTATTCTATTTATACTTCAAATAATTATAATATTGGAACAACTATAGCACAAATTAAATATAATATTGATGTTAATGGTATTGATTTTTTTAAAGATAAACAAAATACACTATCACTATTATCATTAATTGTTAAAAAATTTATAAAAACAAAATTAATATTATCTACAGTTAATTCAGCATTGGATATACGCAAATTTTTATATACATTAGTTTCTTTAAATATTGATTTAATTGTATTTGTAAAAGAAGTAATTAAACAATTATGTAATACTAAATTACATTTTACTATTAAAAGTCAAATCCTAGAAGAATTAAATATAATCATAAGAGATATAAGTTATTGTAATAAAGATGTTATTATTGTGGAAACTTTTTTTTATAAAATTATAACTATTATTTATTCTCCAATTATAAAAAAATAATTATAATTCATAAAAAAATAATTATAATTCATAAAAAAATAATTATAATTCATAAAAAATAATTATATATATTAATAATAATATAGAATAATTATAATTATTTACTATGGCTGTTAAACACTTTAAAACGAAGAAAACTACTTTAAAAAAAGTATTAAAAACACTTTCAAAATCAAAATCAAAATCCTCATATAAAAAAACTAAAAAATCTATGCGTGGAGGCAAATTTAAATCTATGGGAAGTTGGAAATCTATGAGTGGAGGTAGTAGTTGTAATTCTACACGTAAATTAAAATTTAACAAAAATAAATCCAAATCCAAGTCCAAATCTAAATTTAACTCTAAATCTAAAAAACATTTAAAACAAAAAGGTGGTTTTTTAAATGATGATAATTGTAATCTTGCTACAATTAAAGAACCAGGATTTCATTTAGAAGGTTCTGGTAATATTGAAGGTATTTCTATTCCTGAATCTAGAGCAGTTATTTATAACCCAGATTGTAAAGTTGATACTTACCAAGCAATGACACCTTAATCAAAATTAATTGTCATTGGTAAATTATGTATTGATAATGATTTTGAAGATGGAGCAGATATTTCTTTGCGTTTTTTTCTAGTTACTGTGCCTTTTTTTATTTTAGAAATAGTTTCATTAATAACTGTATTAGTATTATTTAAATTTATAATTGTATCTTGCTTTTTCTTTGAAATCTTTTTAACAATCTCACATCTTAAATTCATATCATTTTCGACATCTTTTATATTTTTTTTTATATAATTTATAATATTATTTTCTATAGCCCACTTAAAAAAATTTAATTGACCTACAGTTGTAATAAAATACTTATTATCATCATAATAAAATCGAATACGATTACGCCGACAAAAAGGGTCAAAATTCTTTTTACTATAGGCTTTTAATTGACCTTTATAATTATTATGCACCAAAATGTAATTATCAAACGAAGATACGTTTTTTTTTAGTAGTTCTTTTTCATCATCCGTATCTACAAATTCATTTAAATTATACATTACATTAAATTTTTTACAATAATTTGTAACAAACCAATCTATTAACCTTAATGAAATTGATTCTCCTTTAAGAACAGTTATTAATTTATTTAAAAAATATTTATTAGAAAAATACTGTGTAATTGGTATAATAAGCAATGCTTGTTTAGATGTAATATTTTTACAAGACTTAATTGAAATAGATACTTTTTCATTATTTGTGTTATCTATAGTATTTGTATTGTTTGTATTGTTTATTTTATTGCTATTATCTCTAGTGATGTTATTATCATTATTTAGAATATCATTAATACTCATACTATATATTTATTTTTATATATATTTTATATTTATCATTTATTAAACTACTCGTTAATAACTCTACCTTTATTTAGTATAGTATTCTTTTAAATTATTCTTTTTATTATTAATAATAATTATTAATAACTATTTTTTATTTTCTAAATAAATATTAAAAATAATATTAAACTAATAAATTTTATAAGACAATAAATAAAAAATAATATTAAAATATAAAAATGGTAAATTTAATTTCTTTTAAAGAATTTAAAAAATCACTCAATTCTATTACACCTATAACTATTAATACTTATTATAAAAATAAAAATTATATTGTATATACAATTTTATGTATCTTAAGTCTCATTACTTTATATTGTCTCTATACTTATATTACAAATAATCATAGTATTACAACTCTATTTTCTAATAATATTATTAATGCTAGTGTAGAAGTTGAAACTGTTAAGAGACCATTCTTAAATTTACAAGCAGTTAAAAAAGATGGCAGTGAAGTTAAAACTAATATCATTTTTATAACCCATAGTTTTTCTAGAGATGATTGTGAAACAAATTATAATGATTATAAAAAGAAAGGTTATCATTTTCTTGGTTTAAGTAGTTATAGTGAATTTCCTGGTCCCATAAGTAATATACACGACGCACTTCATGACCCTAAACATAAATGTTATACATATGATTATTTCGATTTAACTAAAGGTTGGTGCACTGTTTTTACAGAAGAAAATAATAAAAAATGGATGAAAAATGGATTTCCACGTGTTCAATTAGCCGAAAGTGATTTCGCAAATTACGAACAGCATTTACCTGACCCTAATGTTAAAAAAGAATACGATTTTATTTACATTTGTTTAAAAGATGGTGATAAAAAAGAAGGTGATAAAGATTGTCCCGCTGGTTGGCAATCACAAATACGCAGATTTGACATAGCAAAGAAATTAATTGATGTAATGTGTAAAAAATATAAACTGAAAGGTCTTTTAGTTGGACGTATTGGTTGTGAAATTCCTCCCACTTGTCATCAATTAATGGAACAAACCGATTTTATGGATTATAGTAAATTTATAACCAGTTTTAATAAGTGTAAATTTATTTTAACCTGTAGTGAAGCCGATGCCTCTCCCAGAACCGTTAGTGAAGCAATGTGCTTTAATCTTCCTGTATTGATGAATAAAAAAATATTAGGTGGATGGCAATATGTTTCAGAACAAACTGGTGAATTCTTTGACCCCGATACAATTGACACTGAATTTGAACCAGTTTTAGATAAGTTTATGAAAAAATTAAATAATAATGAATATACTCCCCGTGAATGGTTTATAAAAAATTATGGTAAATATAACAGCGGTAAAAGACTTTTTGATTTTGTAAAAACATTATTTAAAGAAAATGAATTAAATGTTAAATACGATGAAATAGACTATATGAAACCTGGTATATAAAGTTAGTGTTTAGTTTTAATTTTAGTTTTATTTTTTATTTTATTTTTATTTTTAATTTATCATAATTATTTTATTCTTACTATTTAATAAATAATATTGTAAATAAGTTTTATTTTATTAATTACTATGACTAATTTAAATCTTATTAGAAATGAAGTTTTATTAAAAAAAACTTTACTTATAGATATATTATCCTGGAGTATCTTTGGATTTGGCTTTTTACTATTTCCAGAACTCGCTTTACAATTAATGACGAATGTTAAACCAGATAATGTTCATATACATATGGTTCGTATCTTTGGTTTATTTTGTATCTATTCTACACATTCTACTTATTTAATCTATACAAATAAATGTGATATACAAAATAGTAAATTTATTTTACAAACTAAATTATTTTTTTCATTTATGATATTACTATTGATGCTATTTATACAATGTGATGGTAAAGATTGGAGCAAAGGTCATTATTATGGTATGATTGGATTAGTATTAAGTATGGTAAATAATTATATTGGATTAAATTATATATAACATTAACACAACTTAAATTATAAATAGACATATACATAAATGGTTTTGTAAAAAAAACATAGACAAAAATAGAGCAAAAACAGGAAAAAACGGTAAATTAACGCAAAATTGAAAATAAAATTACATAATTATTATTTATCATTAGCCCTTCAATTTTTGAAAATGAGTATTAACACAGTTACAAACTCGATAGAAGTTGCAAAATCTAAAAGTATTACAAGTGTTAATATGACTAGTATGTTATGTAATAGTGCTTTATTAACTCTAAAACTTCCTGGATTTATATGGGTATACATTTTATCCTTTATTACATCAAAAGAAGAAGCACTTTATCGTAGTAATGAGAAAAAAGCAAAAGAGTACGAGAAACACTATATTATTGATACACATTTTAAGTACCATCAATACGCACTGTCATGTGCTCCATACTTTATATATAATAAAACATGCGGATGCGAATCTTATATAGGAAAAATTAAAAGAAAAAGTACCAGAGTGTTTCGAACAATTATAGAGGAATTATTACCTCTATTACTAGACATATTTATTGATGGTGATTTTGAAGATAAACATCCGAGTCATAAATATGTAGTTAGAATTCGCAATGGACTTGCAATTAAAAATACAATAATGGATCCGACTACACCTTACATTACTAAGTTAGATGCTATCAGGTCTTTAATTGCAATTTTTAATTGCTCAATTCTTAGACTATTTAAGATTCCTGATCTAAATCAAACCTATACACATTTCTATATCAACGGTAATAATATGGTTATACCAATACCGATGACACTTGATGTGTATTTAGGATTGGCTTCCCACAAATTGCAGAAGTTGTGACCCTATCTACTTTCATAAAAAATGTATTTTCTTTGTGCTTTGTGTTTTCTTTGTGTTTGCCCTTTGTGTTTTTCCTTTGTATTTTTAATTTGTTTTTTGTATTAGTATTAGTATTTTTTTTTAGATACATAAAAATTTAATTATATTTATTTAATACAAAAATTTGATGTTAATAATAATGAATATATTTATAAAGTTGGTAAAACTACAAGAGAAATAAGTAAAGATTAAATGAACATGCAAAATATTTAGTAACATTATTTTATAAAATTATAAAAAGTAAAAACAAAGAATTATATAATATAAAAGAATTATATAATATAAAAAAATTATATAATATAAACTAAAATTATATAATATAAATAAATATTAACTTATATATAATAAATACTTAAATAATGTAATAATAAAATGATATGACTTTTACTATTTCTTTAGAAGAATTAAATAAATATTTTGGAAACCCTATTTATTCTATTGAAATGAATAAACTTAATACATTTAATAATTTTAATACTATAACTATGTTTGAAAAAACAAACTATTATACTTATTGGATAAAAAGAATTCAAAATGAAGAAAATTATATTAATAATAGTTTAAATGTATCATTAGATGATATACGCTATTTAAATAATCGAAAAAGAAATACTTTAAGATGTATGAATAAAATGAGACAACAACATACTTATATACATAAATTTAAAAATAATTGTATTAAAAATACTATTGGTAATGATATTGGTAATGATATTGATAATACTATATTAATTACAGAATATAATTTTAGTGTTGAAATACCTAAAGAATATAGTATTGAATATTATAGAAAATGATAGAAGATTATATAATTTGTTTTATTTTATTTTTTTAATTTGTAATTCATATTTTCTAATTTTATCTTTCTAATTTTATGTTTAATAAATAATTTATATTTAATAAAATAGATTAATCTAAATAAATAAAAAATAAATAATAATTATAAGTATAAAAAAAGTAGTATCCAGAATGACTATATTAAATAATATAACAACTAATACTATAATAATAGTATTTCTATCATTAATTGTTATTATTGCTACTTATACTGACTATATTAAACCTATGATTATAAATCTCATCAATGGTAAATCAATAAATGATACTATTACAGAGGCATTCTCTTCTCAATATTCATCATTAACACCATCACTTTCAAATACAGTAGAGTTTGATTCAAATTATTATTTACGTGATAAAAATAAGCCTATTGTTGTTAAAAACTCAATTTCATTACCTTTAATTAATTATTGTTATTATACAACTGGTTCGTATGAATATTTAGTAGGTAATTATTTTCGCCGTGCGATTTATCCTGTAAAACAAATGAAATGTATGACAAACATAGAAGCCATTTATAAATTTATAAATAATGAGATTGACATTGCTTTTATAAGTGAAGAATTATTAAGTAGATATATTAAAAAAGACTGTCGTTATTTAACACGTCTATTAGCAACCACCTTTGATATAGCACAAGATAGATTAGAAGATGAAGAAACATTAACTAATTTATATCCACCTATTAATTTTAGTGCGATTGGCGTTGGTTTTGATAGAGACTTTTATTTAATAGCAAATAATTTTTCTAATATTGTAGAATTTATAGATATAAAAGATAAAAAAATAGGTATATTAGCAGATAGTTATTATGATTATATTAAAATGTGTTCGGCTTATGGAATAGATATAACAAATAATAGTTATAATGATACACAAATTATAGAAACTGAGTTAGAAGAGTTGATAAAGGGATTTCGTGAAGATAACTATGACGCAATTTTCGTAGTTTTACATCCTAAAAATAAACTGCTTTTAGATATGTCTAAAACAATGCAACTTAGATATATTCATATACAGAAAAAACCAACTCTAGATGCTCGTAATAATCTTTCAAATCTTATTAATTTTGATTTAAATAATCAACAAGGAACAACTAGTGAAGATACTATAATGCCACCACCTACATTAAATCAACAAGAAATTTATTCTAAAACATTAATGGATGATTTAAAAACTGTTAATGTAAGAGAAAATTTCAACTCACTTATAAAAAAATATTTTCAACACATTAAACCTCGTGCTGTGGATTTAAATAAATTTCATAAAAGTGAAAATAAATATAGTTATCTAGATACTTATTCATCTAGAATGATATTAGTAGTTCGTAATGATATACCAAAAGAAAGAGTAGAATATATTACTCAAAATTATATAAATAATTTAGAAAAAATGAGAAATACAATAGATATGGAAGAATTTAATACTAAAATAGATAATTTTTCATCAAGAGAATTTACATATCAAGAATTAGTTAGTTTTGATAGTGAAATACCACTTGCTGATGGTGCTAGAACTATTTATAAAAAAGAAGGGTTAATTTATACGGAAGACGATATGAGATGTAAAGTGTAAAACATATTTTTATTTATTATTTAATATTTTAGATAAATATAATTTATAAAAAAATTGTTATTTATTTTTCTAATTTATTAAATTTAAAAAATAAACTCTATTTTAAAAATATAAAAATATAAAAAAAAGTTAAGTTTAAAAATTGAAATTTAAAATACATTAGTTATTTAAATAAAATTACTTTATTCTTTAATACATTATAAAGTAATTTTATAAATTTATTAATTTAAATAATATTTTTAATTAATTAAAATTATTAACTATGATGCCAGAAATAGATTTAAATATTGATTTCAAATCTGAAAAGATTAAAAAAGTTCAAGAATTATTAGCCGACCCTAAAAAAAAGTTTATTATTGTAGATGGAGTTATTGGAGCAGGTAAAACAACTGTTATTTCTTTAATTGAAAAAGAAATAAATAAAGAAAGAAATAATGAAACAACTAATGAAATAAATAAATATGGTAATTTAAAAGTAAAAGCCATTTATGAACCTGTTAAATTATGGAATGATACAGGTGTATTACAATATTTTTACAAAGATATTCCTAAACATTGTTATGAATTTCAAACGTATAGTTTTATTACAAGAATTGAAAGTGTCATTGAAGAATTATATAATAATCAAGATGCTGATGTTTATATTTTAGAACGCAGTATTTGGACGGATAAATATATATTTTTAGAATTATTAAAAGATTCTATTGGTGAATTAAGAATGAATATGTATAATAAATGGTGGACAATGTGGAGTTATATTATGCCTATGCGAGTAGATAAATGGGTTTTATTAGATACTTCTTTAGAAGAAAGTTTAAGACGTATTAATAGTCGTAATCGTGATGGTGAAAGCACTATTGATAAAGAATACCAAACTAATTTATATGTAAAACATATTGAATTTTATGATACATTACAAAAAGAAAATAAACCTGTTGTTATTATTGATAGCACAATTATGGATACAAATTTAATGGTTGATAATACTAAAGTTGAAAATATTATAGAACAAATTTTGAATTAATGAATATATTTTGAATTAATGAATATATTTTGAATTAATGATAAAAAAGAAAAACATAATAAAAATAATTATATACTACAATAATATAATTTAGTTTACCCATACTGGGGGTCGAACCCAGAATCTCAAGCTTAGAAGGCTTGCGCGTTATCCATTGCGCCATATGGGCAATTAATAGTTAATAATTTCTTTTTAAATTGATTTTTTTGTAATTTTAATTTATTTTTATTATTTTAATAAATAAAACTATAAAACTATAAAACTATAAAATATATAAATTATAATTAGTAACTATAAAAAAATAAAACTATGAATAAAACTACTACTATTGATATTTTATCATTAAATCATTTTTTAATCTATTTTAGTTTAGGTTTATTTTTTAAAAATCAATATAAACTTATAGTTATACTAAGTGTATTGTGGGAACTTTTTGAATATATTATTTCTCACATAGATTATACAAGAGAATTTTTAATAAACTATTGGTTTGTACCAGAAAAATATTGGAATGAACCATTAAATAATAAACTATATGATATTATTATTAATATGCTAGGTTATATTATTGGAAATATAATGTTTATTTAATATTTCTTCCATTTTTTACCACATTCTAGACACGTAATAAATGTTGTCATAGGTTCATCAGAAGACCGCGTTTGAACTTCACAATGAATTGTTTTACGTTTATGACATCGAGGACATTTAAATAAATCACTAGCAGATTCTTGTAATGATTCTTTTAATAATTTTTCTATTTTCATTTTTTCATCAATAATATCAGCCCATTTTTCAGGAAATAATTTAAATGTATCAATAAATGCTAAATCGTAAGGGTCAATTTCATTTTCTTTCATTTTATTCATTAAATAATCATTTTTTATATATTCAGTGCTATTTAAATTTAAATAAATATTTTTTACTTTACTAATATAAATATCTGTAAAATGATTATTTGCCCATATAGGAATTTTTTTTCTAAAATGACATTTACTGATAGTATAATTATAAATCCCTTTTTCAATCAACTGTATTGTTTTTTTAGGTAATTTTATTTTTTTTAAAATGTGTAGTGCCTGTTGTCTTTTTATATGTAAATCTTTCTCAGTAGTAATACACTCTTTTTTTTCTTCAATTAAAATATCAGATAAAACATCCAAATCATCAATATTAATTATTTTAATCAATTTACTATTTTTATTGGCTCTTTTTTTACGTTTAGGTTTTTTAATTGTTTCTTCGTCATCATCATCTAAATTAATTAACTCTTCTGCTTCACCATCATTGTCATCATTATTTTTTTCTTCATCATCAACTGCTTCTATTATTTCTTCATCTTCTTCATCTTCTTTAGTCTCTTTTTCTTCATCTATATCATCTCCGTTCAAATCATCTTCATTTAAATCATCATCTAAATCATCATCTAAATCATCATTATCTTCATTTGTATCACTTAGTTCATCATCACTTATATCTTCGTCATCTGTTAAGTCATCACCAATATTATCTTCATCATCTTCATTGTCTTCTAATTCTTCATCATTTAAATTATATTCATCATAAATATGTTCATCATTTACTGTATTATTTCTTTGAACAAATTCAATATATTCATCAATATTAATAGTTTTAAAATAATAAGTTGTATTATCAACACATAAACCATATACTTTACCATAAACAATAATTTTTTCATCGGTTTTTTCAATATCGTGTGCTTCTTCAATTATATCTATTTTATCAATACTAGGAATATACAAATCATAGTTTAATTCTGTTTTATCTTCTTCATTAGGTGAAAACATTAAATAAATACTGCTTTCATCATTATAATCAAAAGATGCAAATACCAATCCACCTTTATTATTATTTATTATATTACCATAATTTGTATTTAAATATTTACTTATAGAACTATTTTTTTTTTTAGATAATGTTGCTTTTTGCTTTTTCCATTGTATTTTTTCTTTATCAACTATTACTTCATTTTTTTTTGTATTAAATGTAATTGGATTTATAGTTAAATTTGACATAATTATAGTATTAACTATTATACACAAATTATAGCAACTAAATTTATTAACAGATAAATTTAAACTAGAAATACAAATATATTATAATATAGTTTTAATCTTTAAATTTAACTTTTCAATTTTTATATATGAATAAAAATACATTTTATTTTAATTTATATTTATTAATTTTTCAATATAAATATAATGTCATTATTATAATTATTGTAATTTTTATAAATTTTTATTTTAAATTAATTACTTAAAAAATTAATTTATAAATAATTCATAAAAATAATTTATAAATAATTCATAAAATGTTTATTTTAAATGAAGATACCATTAAAACATCATTAAATAATATTAATTTAATATCATTAAGTTATTATTCTTCTAAATCAGATGTATTAAATATGTATGATACCAATTTTACCTTTGATGAAAATTATATTCCTCTAATTACATCTGTTTTGGAACTAGAACCTAAAATTATACATACTAAAAAATATATTAATGTGGATAGAGAAACGATTATTACAATTGATAATAATAAACGTAATCATAGTAATTCAACTCTAGCGTTTCCATCTTTTTTCCACGATATGAAATTTACAAATAATATACAATCAATACAAACATATAGTAAAAAATTAATGAATACGTTAGATAGTAATAATGATACTTTAATTAGAATGTATCAATTAGAAGCAAAAGAGGGTAGATTTCATAAATCTATTTTAAATGAAGAAGAATTATTAATTTTTATATGGAACTGGGATTTTGCTAATTTTCAAATTATTATTAATAAAAAAACATCAAATGAATGTAATTTACAATTAAATCTTTATATTACAGAAGAAAACACTTTTATTAGTTCTAAATTAGAAATTATAAATAGTATTATAGAAAAAATAAATAAAATTAAAAATGAAATTGTATCTAGATACACATAATTTTTTTACTACATTTTTTATTTAAATTAATTAAAAAATAAATATTATATTATAAAATATATAGTATAATAATATATAATATAATATTAATATTAATATTAAAAAATAAAAATAAATAATAAAACATAAATATAATTACAAAAGAAAATGTTTAATACTGATTTAAATGGTTTATGGCAAGAATGTAAAAATAATCAAATGCTACATTTAGTTATGTTATTTGGCATATGTATATTTTTATATTCAATGCTTAATAATTATATGAAACAAAAAAGTGATTTTAATAATATAGTAATGCTTAAACATATGATTAATGCTAATAAATGTGATAATAACAATACCATTCCAAGAATAGATGAAGCAATTATTAGTGATACTATTAATTTACCAAATAGAAATCCCAATTTATTAACATCAAGTATGGTTTATCCAGAACCAACTAAACCTACAGATGAAGATGTTAGAAAAACACGTATGGATGTGTTAAATATGTTTTATGATTCATTTGATGATGATATTACAAGTATTACATCAAGACCACAAAATTTATATATTATACCTTAAATTTATATATTATTAGTTATATATAGTTATATATTGATATACTATTAGTTAATTAATATAGTATTTTATTAGTTTTTTATATTTTTATTATTCTATTATAATTAAAATCTTATTTAATTATAATATAAATTTTATTTTAATTAAATAATTATGAAATTAAATAAATTATCCAAACATAAAAATACAAAAAAAAATACAAAACGTAATAATAAAAATAAAAAACGTAATAATAATACGAAAAAACGTATTAATCGCTTAAAAGGTGGTGATGGTGTTGGTAAAGAAAGATTATTTGATTTTATTAAATCTTTACCAATAAACAGTAGTAAAGATGTTAAAAGTAGTAAAAGTAGTAAAAGTAGTAAAGATGATAAAGATGCCATAATATTAACTTATTTTGATATTAAAATAATTTTATTATATATTGTAGCATATAAATTATTAAAGACAGAAGAGTTAATACAAATATTTAGGTGGTTTTTAACTAATTATTCTACTACACCACCAACTAATCCATTCATAATGACATTATTAGAAGACACTACACCAACACAAACACAAACAGATTTACTAAATAATATATATAAAAAAATAAATTTAGCATTTCCTGATAAACCTGATATTATACAGTTTAAATATGATAATTCTAATCCTAATCCTAATACTACTGTAAACCCATTTGATGAACATGATCAATTTATGACTTATATTAATACAGTTTTAGGGAGTTCACAATTGAAAAAAACACAACCAAACTTTAAAACACAGACAATATTAAATAATATGAATAAACAACTTAAAAACTCACAAATAGAAATTAAGAAATTAACTTATTTAGAGAATTTATTAGTTAAAAGTAATTGTGAACATTTTGCTGCTAATTATTGTAAGTTTTTTGCTCAAAACGGACACTTAACTTTTATTAAAAAAAGTGAAGATGAAGTTATTAAATGTAGTCCTTTTATTACATCAGTAATACGTAATAACTCTTCTAGTATAACCACAAATAACAACCCAGAAAATCCTCCTCATTATAATTGTTTTGTAAAAAATTGTGCATTATTAATAAATTTTGAAAAATTACCAAAAGATAATAATGCCAATTCAAATAGATATATGGAAATGGCAGAACACACCATTAAACACGCTCAAGCTTTAAAACGTGGTTAAAATTCATTCACTATACTCAAAAACCATAGAAGGTGTAAAACATCTAGTTTCTAATAAAGTTATTTTTCTCTAGAATAATTTAACCATATCTAATTAATAATTAGTTTATTATTTTAATATTTTTATATTTTTATATATTTTTCTACTTATAATGTAATACATACTATTTTATTAAAATGATATTAAATAAACAAAAAACACATAAACAAATAAAACAAAATATACATAAAAAAACTAAACAAACTAAAAAATCTATTAAACTTAAATTAGGATGTCATATAAGTATATCACCAAGTATATTAGACGGTATTAAATATGGTGAAAGTATAGGTGGTAATGCTTTACAAATTTTTATGGGTAATAAACTTTCGTTTTCTCTTAAACAAAAAACCAAACTTGAACCTGATGAATGTAAAACTATTAAAAACTATGTATCTAGAAACAATATTACACTTTTTATACATTCTCCTTATGTATTAAATTTTTGTAAATATCCAGCATCAAGTGGACGTATTCAATATCAACACGATAATATTCAATATGATTTAAAATATGGTTCTCTCATTGGTGCTAAATGTGTTGTTTTACATATTGGATTTAAAACTAAATTAACCGATGAAGAAGCATCATATAATTTAATATCAAATATTGTTAAAATTGCTAAACATATGCCTAAAAATATGACTTTAGGTTTAGAAACATCAGCGTGTAGAGGTTCAGAGTTTGGTTGTTCTATAGAAGAATTAAAACTCATTTGGGATGGTATTCATAAAGATACTAAAAATAAAAGTAATAAAAATATTAAAAATGTTGGGTTTATTATTGATACCGCTCATATTTTTGTCAGTGGTTATGATATATCAACTGTATCTGGAAGTAAAAACTATTTAGATACATTTGATAAAATGATTGGATTTAAATATATATTAGGATTTCATATTAATGATTCACGTTATGATGTAGGTGATAAAAAAGATGAACATCGTGGAATAGGTAAAGGTAAAATATATAATTCACCTGAAGGTTTAAAAGCATTAGCCTATATTAAACATTTATGTAATAAGAAAAATATACCAATGATATTAGAAACTCATAGTGCTGGAAGTCCTGAAAAAGAAGAAAGTAAAGAATATGACTATGAAATAGATTTAATTAGAAAAATGTAAATTTATTAACACATATAAATTTTTTAAATTTATTTTCATTAATAAATAAAATATAAAAATATAATTTTAAACTATATAAAAAGTATTCTCCAGAAAGAATTTATAATTTATATAATAAATATACAATAATATATGATAATTATACAATAATATATGATAATTATAATATAAAAATGATTAAAAGAACTAAAGAACAAAGACAAAATGAAATTAAACCTATATTAAAAAAATTAAATGAATTACATTTAAAACCTAATATTGATGGTATTAAACAATTATATCAACATATTAAGACATATATAGATAATACTGATAATAATATTAATAATGATGAGAATATTGATATTCACATACCGTGTCCCGAATTAAATATTCTTATTAAAGGAGTATTAGAAGTAAATATAAATAAAAAAAGTTGGGTTAAATTAGAATGTTTAGTTAGACCAGAAGAAGACTAAAAAAGAACAAATTATTTATTTTATTTTATAATTTTAAATCTTATAGCAACTATTTTATATTTTTCTTCATCTTCTTTTTTTGGATAATATTTATAATAAACTTTCACACCATCTTCTATAGTATCAATACCTGGTAAGCATTTTTCTAATTTTTCTTTTTCTAAATATTCTTTAAAAGAGGTGTATTTATGGATACTTGTTATTTTAATTGTATAATTTCTCATAAATCCTAATTCTTCATTAACAACTTTTATACAATCTCCTTTAGTTAATGATGCGAAATCGCCTTTATTTAATCTACCTTCAACTGTTTTTAATCCAACTTTAATAAGTGAAAACCAAGGTTCAGATATAATTTTAGTTATTAGTTTAGACATTTTAGTATTATTTTATATTATTAAGTTATATTATTAAGTTATATTTTAATTTAATATAGTATAATTTAATCAAAAAATAAAAAATAAAAAAATATCAATTTTTATTTATATAATAATATCAATTTCAATTTAGTAAGTCATACAATTTAATGACTTATTCCATTTTTCTTTTCTTTTTAGCAGGTTCATAATTATCAACATCCATAAACCCCGCACCAGTATGTAATTGACTTGATGTAAAAATAGTTTTATAATTTTTAAATTTTCTTGTTTTAACAGCGTGACAATTATGACATAATGCTTGTAAATTTTCTAATTCATTATTACTAGTTATACTAACTTCATCAATATGGTCTATAGCATATCCCGAGTCATCAAATACTCCATTATTATATATCCAAAAAGGGCAAGCATAACCAGTTAAATTTAATGCTGGTTTTAATGGACTATTAGCACATCTATTATATTGTCTATTAATAATCAAATCTTTTGTTTTTTGCGTTATTGTTTTACGTACATATGTAGGTGTTTTTTTACTTTTAGTTTCTTTTGACATTTTTCTGTATTATAAGTTTAATCTTTATGTAATAAATAATAATTAATAATTGATAATTTAAAAGTTATAAAATAAAATAAATAATCAATTTTTATTATGTTTTTTACAAATAATGATTGATTAACCTATAAAACTATACAGAATATAAATTACAATCATTGCTACAGATGAAATAATTAATAATAAACCTCCATTACCATATGAAGTACTAATTTCTTTATATTCTTGGGGTATTTGAAATCCTTGTATTGTATCAGGCACAGGTATTAGGTTTTCAATAAAAGAAGATGAATAACACATAAATATTATTACTCCTACAAATGTTGACATAAATGTTTGTGCTAATATAAATAAAATTTTACTAATAAATTTCATACGTAAATATGAAACTATAATACCTCCTCCAATAAGGCAAGATGTAGCAATACATCCATAATATAAATAAGTTAATATAAGTTTATAAATATCATCTATATCAAGATAATTGTATTTATAATTAGTAGTCTCATTTGTTTCTTTATTAATAAGTTTTATATTATCTATAAATATTTCACCATTATATAATTTATTTTTAAAATTAATAATTGAAAATAAATTATATCCTAATGTAAATAAAATACCTATTAATAAAAATAGTATTAAAAATATAAGTCTAAAAACCATTATAATTTTATTAATTGTCAAATATATTTGAAGTTTATAATTTATAAGTTTTATTACTATATATATATAAATAAAATTATAATTATTTTTATAAAAAATAAATTAAAATTATATAAATAATGTAAAAATTTATTTTATAAAATAAATATAATTAAGAACTAAATGCTAATCCACCCATTCCAGACATAATTCTTAATATATTATAATTTAGTCCATATACACGTGCTTGTTGAACTTCTGTACTGGCTTTAATATTTAAAAATAATTCTTTCGTGTCTAATTTAGAAAAATTACTACAACCACTGGGTTGATGTTCTTCGGGTTTAACACTAAAAGAATAAATATAAATAAAACTATTTGGACTTCTAGTATGTTTTTGATAAGGTTGTATTAATCTAAAATAATCAGCCTTTCTAATACTAAAACGCTCAATACCATTTATATAGATTTGTGCACTATCTATAATATTACCTGCTGAAACAGCAGGGTCAATTGTATTTGAATAATTAAATAAATCATTAATTGTAAATACAGAATCTAATTGATTTACCCAAAATAATTCTTTTATAGGTAAATTAAATACTAATGGTATTTTTTTTGTTAAAGCATTTGCTTCAATACTTTCACTACCACTATATTGTAATTGTTCTATTAAATAACGATGTTTGGCATTAGCAAATTCCCTTTGCTCAACAGTATCTAAATATATATAATCTACATATAATCTAACTTCTTCAATATTTGTATTATAATTTGTTGTATCTAGAGTTCCATTTGGTTTTATATAAATTGTTGAACTTGTATATCCTGAAGGAATAGAACGCACCATTGTAATTAAATAAGGATTTGCTACTGAACCCGTTTGTCCTACACCAATTGTTGCCGATGGTGATATATAATAAGTGCTACCATCTGAAAATGTAATTATTTTACCTTGAATATCACTATCAGTTAAATCTTGAGTTCCATCATATAATTTTACAAGACTTAAAGTTGAAGTTCCATTACTTGTAGCACTATAATATAAGTTTTGACCAAAAGTATACATTCGATTTAAAGGTCTAAAATTAACTTCTAATTCTACATCGTGATATTGAAGAGCAATTAATGGAAGGGCTAACCCTATATTACGACAAAACCAAAATTGAAGTGGAACATATAAAGTTTGAGCGGCAGATGTTTTTTCTAAATTACTATTGCGATTTAATAATTGGTCTAAACCTCTTTTTTTAGATTCACTTTGTGTTAATTGTGTCCATATTTCCATCCATTCACTATAGTGTCTATCTATAAGTTGTCCTCCTATTTTAATATCATAATACAAAACTGCTGCGTGACCAGTATTATTTACCCAACTGATTGTTCCTTTTGCGTCAGTTGTATCAAAATCACTAGCACTACCTCCCCAAGAACTATCGGCAGTATATTGAGTATAAATTTTAGGAATATCTATTTCAACCATCATTGTATAAATTAAATCAGCATATCTAGTAATATTAAATGTTGTTCTTTTACCCCAGTCTGGTTTTGCATCATAACTAAGTTGAAAGGCTTCCATTGAAAAATTTGTATGTCTTTTATACACAGTTTTAAAAAATGTAAATTGTGGATTACCAATTAAATAAACATCTTGAACACCGTGTGCTACTAATTCTAATAATCCTGCTTGTGGCATTTTTAATTATAGTTATATGTATATTTATATATATTTATAGTTATAGGTATATTTATAATTATAGTTTAATTTTTTTTATCTATAATACTATATATTATATTTATAATATTATTTATTCTTATAATATTATTTATTCTTATAATATTATTTATTCTTATAATATAAATATATTTTTTACTTTATATATAATCTTTTATAATTTTAAGTTTTATATATTTATTATTGTTTATTTATTTAAAAAATAATAAATATAAAAATTATAGATTATACTATATAAATTATAAGTAAATTTAAAACTATAAAAATATAACTATAAAATAGATAAACTATAAAATTATAAAATAAAATGAATAGTATTCGTGGAACAAGTTTAAATATAAAAGAAAATAATAATGGAAATTTAACATTTTCAAGCGATACAAAATATAAATGTGTTAGTAGTTCATATGATATTAGAACAAATTCAACTTATACATTGAACTCGACCAATAATATTAAATTAAATTCGGACAATGGCAATATTGCTGTTAATGTCAATAGTGGTGAATTAAAATTAACAAGTTTAGGTAATTTGTCTAATGCTGTTATTTTAGAAGCAACTCACGCAAATGGTGGTATTTTACAAACCTCAGGCACAGCAGGTATTACGTTAAACACAACTGATGGCAATATAGATTTATTATCTAAAGGTTCTAATATTAATATTGGTGTATCATCTGTTGGAACAGCATCCGCAAATCAAACACAAAATCTCAATATGGAATGTTTTAATGATTATAATCTTAATTCTGGTGATATGTATTTTGTAAGTAGTGATATTATAAGTTTTGTTTCACAAACAGGAGATATTCATTTTGGAACAAGTAGTGATGGAACACCTATTATTCAATTCCAAAACCAAAATTTACTTGTAAATCAATCTACTAGTGCTCTTGATTATCAATTAGATGTTGCTGTTACTGATGAAAGTAGTGATAAATCAGGCTATAATGGTATTGTTGTCAATACTAAATTGAGTAATGTTGCTGCCGATTTAACATTACAAACAAGCAATACATTAGGTGATGGAACACAATGTATTTTATCAATGGGTTCTTTTGGTAGTAATAATAATAAAGCCATATTAGAAACTTATACTGCTTATCAAACAAATAATGTTATAACTAGAGTAGATGGTGATACATATAATCCTAACTCATTAAATGTAAATAATGGTAAAGATTTTACTATTAACGATGTTGGTAAAAGTATATATTGGGAAACTACAGGTCGTTTAGATACTATTACAGGTTTAAGTTCAAATATAACAACAATTAGTGATGCTTCTAATGTGACTATTAGTGGTTCTTATACAGGTGAAACATCGCGTGTATATCTACTACAAATTGATAGTTTAAGCACACCTAATAATACATTTAGATGGTCAAATGATGGTGGTAATATATATCAAAAACAATTAATACCCATTACTTTAAGTGCCATTCCTCTTGAAGATGGTTTAAGTGCTACTTTTACTCAAATATCAGGATTTACCTATAACCAAGAATTTATATTTCAAACTAAAATTACAGCATTAGTATCTAATACAACATCTATTGCTATTCCAGAATCATTACATACATTACAACCTTATCATTCTTATATTAATACTACTACACCTAGCGATATTGTCATTAAAACAAATGATAAAGAAAAAATGCGGATTACTGCTGATGGCTCTATTAGTATAAACCAACATTATCCAAAAGCAACGTTAGATATTAATAGTAATTATAATAAAATTATGCATGTTAATGAAACAATTACAGGATTTCAAATTAACCCAGCAATAACTTATTTAGAATCTGGTGGTTATGTTTTAGTATGGAATAGCCAACATACGACTGGAGGTTCATCGCATTATGATATTTTTGCCCAACGTTATATGGCTGATGGTTCTAAATATAATACTAATTTTATGGTAAATACAGACGAAAATAATACTACACAAACAGTTCCATCAATTACAGCAAATAAAACTCAACATTCTAATCATTATTTAATATCTTGGAAAAGTTATAATTCTACAAATTCAAATTATTATGTTTATAGCAAAATTTATCATAATAATAATTCTATAACCGCATTTGATATTGAAACTCGTATTAGTTCAAATACAATAGATAATGTAAATTGTGCTGGTTTATATAATGATAATTATATTATTGTTTGGGCTGAAGATGATGGAGCAGGTAAATATACTATTTACGGAAAAATTATCGATGATAGTGGAAATTTTATTGGTGGTATTTTACAAATTAGTCCTACTACTACATTTTCACGAAATTTTCCTTTCGTTGCCGGATTACCTAGTGATGATACTTATACACCTAATGGCTTTGTCGTTGGTTATATGTCAGCATTAGATAGCACTAGCGACCCTGTTTATAGTATTTCAGCACGTGTTTTTAATTCATCAGGAACAGCAACAACTGGTGAAATTTCAATTACTACAAATACAAATACAAATGTAAGCGATGGTTTAGTTTCTGTTGCTGAAATAAAAAATAATAATGTTAATGGAACAAATGGTGGATTTTTATTATCTTTTTATAGGAGTTATCAAGCAAATACAAATTTATATGCTATTGGAAATCCTATTTCAGGTTTAACAAGTAGTGCTTCATCCTCTATTTTAGATTTAAATTATTCAGCAAAACAAATTATTTTAGATGATGATAATTCAGTATTTTTAGTAGGTGAAGAAATTAGTATTGTCTCTAGTGTCGGTAGTATAGGAACTGTAATAGAAAAAATTAACGCAATTACATATGCCTCATCTAATATTGTCATTACATTAGATACTGGTAGTAGAAGTATTGATACATATCGCTTTAATTCTAACTTATCATCATCTTCTGACGCACTATGGACAAAACAAGTAAATACATCACCATTATATAATGATACTGAAAGATATACAAGTAGTTCTTCTATTTTTGAATACAAAAAACCTTTATCCTACGTTTCTATTGATAATCAAGGCACAGCATTAGTCTCATGGACTACAGATAGTATTCCTAGTATTTATTATCAACTCTTAAGTATTGAAGATGGAAGTTTTATTGGAACGGAACAAAAATTAACCAATGAATACGACGGTTTAAAACAACGTAATCAAGTTGTAGCACATTTACACAGCACTCAAGGTAATGATTATGGTTTTGTTATTGCGTGGGATAATCAAAGTTTAGATTTAAATGATACAGGTATATATCAACAATTAATTGGATATAAACATAATCTTTTGAATTTAGAAGATGGAAATAGTAATTTTATATTTACTCATTATAATCAATTGGGTGTTGGCACAACTACTCCTGATTCATCATTACATATTAAAACACGTTTAAGTAATGGAACCAATAGTAATAATGCGATTGGAGACCCTCCAAATACATCTACTATTCATTTACAAAATACATCTACTCACGTTATTACAAATGAAGACTTACAAAGTATTAAATTTAGTGATGGTTCTAATAATGTATTAAATAAAATACAAAGTGTAAATTCATTAAGATATGATGATTTATACCCACAACCTACAAAATTAAAAGGATTTTATAAATTTGACTCTAGTGATGGCTCCCAAATTACTGATTCATCTATATTTAATCATACCAGTGGTGGAACAAAAACAAATACAAATGGTATTCTTAATAATTTTAATTTTGAAACCTGTTGGACAACTGGTATTATAAACAACGCCTTATTATTTGATGGTAATAGTAATTATGTATTTATTGATAATGATGCGAATAATGAATTAAATACTATATTAGAGAATTCACCTCATGAAATGAGTATGTCAATGTGGATTAATATTCCTACTGATATAGTAAATGGTTCTACCTATGATATTATTTCTAATGGTGGTAATGTAAGTGTTGCTGGAACTTATATTATGGGTGTAAGCGATATTGGTAGTAATGGAAGTATGGTTTTAACATCAAATATAATTACACACGACCCTGCCGATGCTGGAATTATTAATAATATAGGATTATACGGTTCTATTACACTTAATGATACAAATTGGCACCACATTGTTCAAACAGTTGATATTACTGGTGGTGGTAGTAGCACATGCACCATATCAATGTATGTTGATGGTGTATTAAATAAAACTATTACATCTTCTGGACGTATAACAGTAGTAGGACACGGTTCTGATAAAACTTATATTGGTTCAAGAGATGGACTTGTTAATTATTATCGCGGTCATATGGATGAAATGAGAATTTATAATAGTATTCTTACAACTGATGAAATAGAACAATTATATGCTTATGGTAATCCTAATAGTTCTGCAAAAGGAACATTATTAATAACACCAACCTCAAATTCTACAAATAATAAAGTAATTGTAATTGATGATAATGGACGTTTTAATAATCTCAATAGCAGACCATTACCTTATAAATTATTAACTGGAGATATTATTGCTACTAAAGATAGTAAAACTATTACAGGAACTGGCACACTTTTTACTAGTGAATTAAATATTGGTGATACTATTATATTAGGTGAAAATTATGATGTTGAACGTGTTGTTGTTTCTATTACAAATGATACAACTTTAATTTTAGATAGTAGAGGATTTAATGGTCTCGCAGCAACAGAAACATATAAAAAAGTATTTAAAAAACCTTGTATTTATTCATTTTTTGATAATAGTGATAGTCATCGCGGTCATATTGACAATTATGGTAGATTAATGATTGGTAATACTAATCCATCTACTTTATTAGAAATAAGTGGAGTTGATGGAAGCACCACCCAAGCCCCTGAAATAACAATGACAAATACATCAATTGATGACGGTTCAAATAAAAGAAAAACATCTCTTAATTTTAGAGGTTATAATAAATATGATACAACAAATGCGAACCCTTTTGTTAATTTAGGTCATATTGAAACATCACATTATGGAACATCGGCAGATAATAAAGCAACAATGCGATTTTTTATTAATAGTGGTTCTGGAACAACTGAAAATAGTGCTATGGATATAACAACAGATGGTATTAATATATATGATTCTATATCTTTACCTATTACAAAAACAACGACAGCATTAGAATTAAATAATACACATCATACAGTTATATCTAATGTTACAGCAAGTGCTTTTGCTATTACATTGCCAGCAACTACTAGTTTAGGTAGAATTTATATATTAAAAAAATATGCTATATCAGGATCATTTGATCTTACTATTAATCCTAATGGTAATCAAATAGATGGTTCTGGAGCAACTTATATTGTTTCAACATCTTTTATTAAATTACAATTTGATGGCGCTAATTGGTGGATAATTGGATAATTGTATAATTGTATAATTGAATTGTATAATTAGTTTTACTTTATTTTTATTTTTTTATTTATTTTTAGTTTTTCATAATATTATTTAAAATTAAAAAATTTAAAACGAAATGAAATAATTATACTAAATGATTATACAAAATAATTAATATAAATATTTAGGCTAAATATTTAGGAGCAATGTCTTCTAAATTATAAGTTGTAGGCAACATAGAACGTTTAGTAACATTATTAAAGACACGTTGTTGAGGGAAAATTTGGCATTTATTATTTTCAAAGAATTGATAATAATCGTGTTTAGCATCTCTATTAATTGAGTTCATAATTTCACGTGTTCTTTGTTCATTAGGAAATTTAGAACTATTAGATACATCAGGAGCAGGTGCTTTTTTAAAAGTAGTAAAATCAGCAGGTGCTATACAACTTTCGCCTTGTATTTTGTGATTATCAAAATCATATCTTTTTTTTACATCAACAGCACAATTAAAATCAGTGGGTGGTGAATTATGACAAGGCACTTTTAAATTACAATTGGCAAAACAATCTTCATAATTACGTCCAACAGGAGTATAATTAGGAACTAACATTTTTTTATTTTCTTTAAGTCCATGACAAGGTTTTAAATTATCATCATTTGGAGATAATTTCCAATTGTCATAATAACATTTATCTGTATAATAATTAATATTTTTTAAATGACTATCTACATCAATGTTTCTAGAATAACCTTCTTGTAAAACACCCGCACTAGAATTTAAATTACGTATATTATAACGATTTTCACATTTATCATAAATAATATCTGAATATTTTTGGTAAATATCTTTATTTTGATTGTTTAATTTAACATCATTACACATAATTAACGCAGGAAATTTATAAGGCGTTTCTTGATTAAATACATTATCTAAACTAGTTCTATCATTATTCATATTAAAATTACCATCACAATCTTTAACAAGAAAATGATCATTCGTGGTATTAATTTTTGATGGATTTACATTATTTTTATTATACAATTGCATTGTTGGTTCAGGATTAAAAACAGTTGCTGACATTGTGTAATTATATTTTTATTTATTTTTTACTATTATTTATTATTATTTATATTATAATTATATAATATATTAATAAATTAAATTTATAATATTATTATTAATAAATTAAATTTATAATATTATTATTAATAAATTAAATTTATAATATTATTATTAATAAATTAAATTTATAATATTATTATTAATAAATTAAACTATAGAGAAAAATAGAACTAAGATGAATACAAACAATGATGTTTTACCATTTTCTTTCTGGATAAAGTCAATGTTATCCTTTCGTTATATTTCTAATTTATCAATTATATTAAGTTTTGTTGCTTATTATATGAATGCGTATGAATTATTATTTATTGTTGCTCCATTAGTTATTACAAATTCTATTATAATTACATATATGATGATGACAGATTTAGATGAATTAATGAAAGGATTATTAGAACAAGTATTACCAAATAAACTAGATAGAGATAGTTATAAATGTATTTTTGTAATATTTATATTACTATGGCATTTTTTACCTATTCTATGGCTATTTTATGTATTTAATAAAGACACTTTAGTAAAATATTTTAGACCTAATTTTATGGGAACCTATTTTAAAAGTTTATTAATAGCAATAATCTATTATTATTATGAAAGTAATGAAAAAATATATGGAGATATGAATTATTTATTTTATTTTGTAATCTATATTATACTATTATTGGGAATATGTATTTACTTGTATCTAGAATAATATAATCTATTTATAATTAAATTTTTGTTAATATATTTTCTTTTTATAGTTAATATATTTTCTTTTTATAGTTAATATATTTTCTTTTTATAGTTAATATATTTTCTGTGTTATATTTAATACTATAAATTATATTTAATAATGGTTGTTAGTAAAAAATCTAAACAGTCTAGACAACATAACAAAAGTAAAAAGACTAAACACTCTAGACAACATAAAAAAACTCTTAATAAAAATAAAAAAAAGAAATCACAATCAAATAGTTTAAGTAAATTAAAGTCAACTAGTTTAAGTAAATTAAAATCAAATAGTTTAACTAAATCACAATCTAGTATTAAAACTTTATCAGATTTACAAAGTCAAAAATCATTTTCTAGTTTATCTAGTATAAATAGTATTAAAAGTGAAACCACTATTGGAGAGATTTATAATCTAGATGATGAACACGCAAATATAAATAAATTATGTATTAATAAATTAAAAAATAAAAAATATAATAATATACAACTTGATAAAACTATTGCTAAAAAATTATGTCATTGTCTTTTTGAAAAAAATAATAAATTAACAGTAGAACAATTAGAAAATAAAATTAAACAAAAATTACATACACCAGGTTCTGAATGTATTAAAATTCTTGATAAATTTATTAAAGATAAAAGCAAAGGTAAAAAATCTAGTAATAAAAAATAATTGTTTAAATTAAATATTGCGAATCAGGGTCTCTACCATAACTACTATCAGGATCATCACCTTCGTCATCAGGGTCTTCATCAGGGTCTAATATATTACTATTTTTATATATTTTCATCATTTTACTTCTTTTACTATTATTATTGTTAAAATATTCTTTATTTATTTTATTCTTTTTATACTTTTTAATATTACTAGTTTTTTTACTATTACTACTATTATTATTAACAATATAATAATGATGTACTAAATAAATACAATAAAGTATTATTAATACTATAATATAACATAATATTACTAATGTTTCATTTTTATACAATGTTTTCATTATAATTATAAATACAACTATAACTATAACTAAAAATAAAAATAATATTACTATATATTAATATTATTATTTTTATTTTATTAATATTATTATAAATAAAAATGAATACATCTAAACGTAATAATTTAAATCCAACACTATCCCGCTCTACACCAGTAATATTTTCATATTTATCATTATTAAATTGTATGATAAATCCTTCTTATCAATCTTTTTATTTATTTGTTGCATTTAATTCTATAAATTTATCTAACTGGATTATTAAACATTTAATTGTCAAACCAATCTATGAACATTTAGGAAAAAAATCACTTCCAATATTAGGTATTGGTAAAAGACCAGCAGATGCTACAAGTTGTGGAACATATTTAGATGGTATCCTTTCTACAACGTATGGAATGCCTAGTGGTCATAGTCAAATTGCCTGGTCTGTTGCAATTTATTTTATTTTAAAAATGATAAAAAAATGGTACAATAATGATAAAGATAATAAACCTATTACAATACTTGGGTATATGTGGTTAATACTTTCTTGTATTTTCATATTAAGTATTGCTACTTATATTTCATATAGTAGAGTTTATATAGAAGGATGTCATACTATACAACAAGTTATTATTGGAGGAATTCTTGGTAGTATTATGGGTTTCCTTGTATTCTTTTTTGAAACACCTGTAATTAACTTATTATCTAGTATATATTAAATTATTTAATAGAGTTTATTTTTACTATTAATTAATATAATTTATTTTTACTATAAATTAATATAATTTATTTTTACTATAAATTAAAATTGATTTTTAAATATCATACTATTTAATTAATATCATATGATTTAATTAATATAAAAATAATATATATAATATAAAATAGTAATTATTATATTAATAATTTATATAGAATTAATAACTAATTTATATATTTATCAATTTTAACTTTTATAATCTAAAAATGCCTCCTAAAAAAATTAAAATACAATCTAAAATAGATAAACCTCAAGATGCTAAAAATATTATTAAGGTTGAAAAACTTAGTTCAAAAGAAGAAAAGCCAGTGGAAGAAAAGCCAGTGGAAGAAAAGCCAGTGGAAGAAAAGCCAGTAGAAGAAAAAAAGCCAAAGGAAGAAGATAAAAAAGAAGATGATAGTGAAAAAGACAATACTACAGATAAACAAACTATGTCTATAATTAAACCTTCTAAAAGTATAAAAGATCCTATTATTAAAAAAAAAGAAACTGATATCAAGACAAAAAAGGATGAAGTGAAGAAGAAAGAGCCCGAAGTGAAGAAGAAAGAGCCCGAAGTGAAGAAGAAAGAAGCCGAAGTGAAGAAGAAACAATCTATTGCTTCAACACCTGCTACTGCTACTAAACCTAAAATTGAAGAAGCAAAACAAACAAATAATACAGTTGATATGTTTGATGAAGATGATTTAGATGTTAGAAATGTAATGATGAATTATGACTATACTAAAAATAAAACAAATCCACGTATTACAAAATATGAAATGGCGTTATTAATTGGTAAAAGAGCAACACAACTTGAATGTGGAGCAACACCTAATATTAAAATAAGTTCTGGACAAAGTGTTATTTCTATTGCTGAAGAAGAATTAAGACAACGTAAAATACCTTTGATTATTAAAAGACCAATTGGTAATACATTTGAATATTGGAAACCCGCACATATGGAAGTATCTATGAATTAAATTGGTTTGAATTTAATTTTTAGAATTTAATTTGTTTTTATAATTTTTAATTTTATTTTTTTTGCTTTTTATTTATTTATTTTTATAATTTTAATTAAATTACAATTATTTCAATTTAAAGAAATTGTTATATATATAATATGGAGATATAGCTCAGTGGTAGAGCGAACGGCTGTTAACCGTTAGGTCGTTGGATCGTTCCCAACTATTTCCGTAGTATCCTAATTTTTTATTGTCTTTTTAATTTTTTTATTAATTTAATTTAATTTAATTTAATTTAATTTAATTTAATTAAAATTTTACATATTTAAATTTATTTTTTTATAATTTTTCATAATTTATAATTTTTTAATAATTTAAAATTTAATAAATAATTAAAAAAATTTAAAAATATAATAAACATAAAAATAAAAATAAAACTAAACAACTAGAATTATTTTTAATACTTAAAAACATATTGTCCTTTTGGAACATTTTGCTTATTAATTTTAAACATTTTAAATTCTTTTCTCATCATTACTTCAATAGGTATAGCATTATGACAATTGTGAGCAATATCAACATATAATTCAAATGTATCTTCGTCATAACACAAACTATTTTCATTATCATCTAATGTGATTTGTTCTACAAATTCACGGACTTTAGGAGCATCTTCTAGTCTTTGTATTACGGTTGTTCCAAGCCTGACTAAATCAAAACTGGGATTAGGTTTATGCTCGCAATTTTTTAAACTACCATCAACTGGATAATCATATTGACCTGAAGCATCACCATCTTCTTTAAATTGGTCGCTAAATACCCATCTATCACCTAATTTAAAGGTGCCACGAGCAAAATCAATTATTTTTGTAATTTTACCATAGGTTGGGATACGATAATATTGATTATTTACTTGAAAATACAAATGTTTAAGAAGTGTTTTTTTAAACATAACATTACTCGAATGTAAATCATTATGAACAAAATTAAAGTATTTTTGTGCTACTGCTAAACCAAAGGCTACTTGAAAAAACATACCAAACCATTCAGTTTCACTCATAGAATAATCATTGTCTAACATATTATCAAGTGTATCATCTAATTTTTCCATTAATGATAAACTAACTGGCATTTTTTCACATTTAACATAATAAAGACTTCCTGGTTTATCCTCAAAATCTGTTATTGATAAATTATCTTCATCAATATCACTTAATTCTTCAATAAAATCATCAATATCACTATTGTCTTCGGAATGGTCTTCAGTTTGTTCTTCAGTTTGTTCTTCAGTTTTATCTTCTTCTTTTATATTACCACCTTGTAGAGTAGTATCATTATCATTAATATCAATAGAAAATTCAAAATCTTCATCATCAATACCTTTTATAAAAGATACATCAACTATTTTTGGTAGTATTTCATCTTGATTTTCTTCATTATTGCTTATTTCATTTTCTTTTTTTATAGTTTTATTAATAGTGTCGAGTTGAGTATCAATAGCATCAATAACACTATCCGCTGAAACATCAATTATTTTATTTTCTTCAGTTTCTTCTTTAGGTTCAGTATTTTCATCATCAATACTAAATTTAGGTTCAGTTTCGTCATAGTTGACATCTTCATCAACATTGTCATCATTGTCATCATCATCATCATCATCATCATCACTAAATTTAAAATCACTTTCATTATCACTCTCATCATCATCACTTATACAATTAGATGGTCTTCTAATTTTGCGACTTTGGTTTTCATCATCTTCTATTTCATCATTATCCTCAATAATAAGTAAATCAAAATCATTTTTTACACGGTCTTTAAACCATTTGGTTCTAGAGACAGTTTCATATTCATCTGTAATATTATGATGATAATTAGGGTCTTCGCCATTTATACAACCATAATAATAAGGAAATGAAGGACATTTACCTGTTTCAACTAATTTATTTCCAAGATATAAAAATAAGGATTCAACATGACCACAATTGTTATATGAATTTAATTTACTAGTTGTATTTTTCAAGGCTTCGTCATTCATAGTTTTATTTTGTAATCTACCAGGAATAACATACTCGTCCTGCATAACTTTTAATGGGTCAAGTAAAGCCGTTTTTTTTATATGTATTATTTCTTCTCTTTGGGTTTTTTCATTAGTTGATTTATTCATTCTTTCAATAATAGCAGTTGCTAAATAAGTATTATTAATTGCCTCTTCAACTTCTTTATCATCATAATTATCATAAGCATCTATATAATCTTCTTCATTATTCTCATCATCTTCAATTGGTGTATCTTTTACTTCTTTTTCTAATATAGTGTCATTTGATGTTTCATTATCTTCTTCATTACTTTTAATGCTATTAGTATCACTTTGATTATCACTTTGAATATCTAATTTATTAGACATCGTTTCTTCATTTGATAGTTCGTCATCTGTTTCTATATCTTCTTCATCTGTTGAAAAAACATCATCGTCATCACTATCTATAATTTTTTCTAGTATTTCTTTACATTTATATTTACTATCTAATACTAAATTTTTTAATTCTTCAGATGTTGCATTTTCATCAACTAATTTTTTATAAATAGGATAAAAAAAAGTTGGATTTTCTATTTTTAATTTTTCACTAACAGATGTAAATAATGTATTACAACTTTCATCATCTAATTTACACGTTGGGAGATTTGGTTTTGACATTTTATTATTATTTATTATTATTATTATTATTTACTATTATTATTTACTATTTAATATAATTAAATAATTAATATTTATTACGAAATATTATAATTATATTATACGTATTTATATAATACTTATTTTTATATTTAAATACTTTAACATTTATCTATTAAATAAAAATATACAAATACAAATTATATTTAATTAAAATAATTATATTTATTTAATTAAATTAAAAATAAAAATAAAAAATATTTAATAAATATAATATATATATAATATAATATAATTATTATAATAATAATAAATTTAAAATGAGTTCTAATGAATTAAACTTTGATAATAAGAATTCTATGCTTAACCAACAACGCAATTGTATTAACCGTGATGGCTCTAAAAAGTTCAATATTAATTACAAAGCCATGTCTCACGATGATAAATGTTTTGTAGATATTGATACTCGTCAATCTATTGGTCCAGGTAATTACAGCGTCACCAATCTTTATGATTGTGAATGTCTTATCCCCGAGACTGTTAAGCACGCTACTGATAATGTTGCTATGCCCTTTAAAAATGGTGTTGGAACTGAAAACCCCTGTGTTGTCGATGATGGTAGTAAATTACGTATTGGATTACATAAAAAATACCCCAAATGTAATCAACAATTATTCGAACGTCCTTACAAAACTGTTCCTTATATGGGACGTGGAAACTTAAAAGCCGACGAAGAAAGCGAACTTAAATTTGCCGAAGATACTAAAATTAAAAGAAGTAGCAATACCCTTTCTGGTATTACTATCCCTCAACAATACACCCCTTTAATCGACCATCTTTCACACAATGTTCAAAATATCGACCATATCGTTCAAGAATCTGTTGCCCCTAGTTGGAGACGTGGTGGTTCCGATACACGCTTAATTGTCCGTGATTATGATTATGCCGTTCGTTGTAATAAAGCATATATGAAAAAATCTACCAATGAAGACTTTTGGAGCGGTAAAGGCAGTCTTTTAACTCAATAAATAATTAATTTTGTTTGATTTTTATATTTTTTTTATTTTTACACCTTTAGACATCTAAAACGCCGAAAAATAAATATAAAAATTTAAATATAAAGATATTTATAGTTGTATAATATAAGAATATGTTTACTGGTTTTGTTCTTCCATTAATGATACTATTGGCTAGCTGTCTCGAAGACTGAATTTGTTCTAGTTGTAGTTGAAATGTATATAAATTTTAAATATTGAACATTATAATATTACTTTTATAAGTATATTAGTATTAGGTGTTTTATAAGTTGTTTTTACTGGTTTCAAAACCAAATCTTAAATATTTAATTTGCTGTTTAAAATCGGCGTTTTAAATATCTAAAGGTGTAAAATGTTAAAATGTTAAAAATGTATTAAAAATTAGTTTATTAGAGTATAGTGGCATAGGGGTTTTCATATGAGAGGGATCTGGTTAAACTACTATATTCTGGAGTTGGAGGGAGTAGTTTATTTGCTCTTCTGTGGTCTAATGTGCTATATACTGGCTTATTAGGGGTATGGGATAAATTTACATAAATTCCACCTGTATTTTTTTTTATAACAGCCATTTTAAAAAAATTTATTATAACTATTATCTATTTATACTATTAGATAAATTTTTTATTAAAATGTTAAAAATGTTTAAAAAATAAATTAAATTAATTATATATACTTGGTTTTGCTCCAGTGGGTCTTTGTGGTTGGGAAAGTAGGTGTGGTGGTTTTTCTCCAATGGGTCTTTGTGGTTGGGAAAGTAGTTGTGGTGGTTTTGCTCCAGCGGGTCTTGGTGGGGGACTAATATTTTTCCATTGTTGTAATATATCATCTACTATTATACGATTTTCTATAGAATTAATAGTTTTGCTATTATTATACAGTTTATTATTATTATGTATATCAGGTTTTATTAAATATTTAAATATTTTTTTCACATCATCATTTATTTCTTGTAAATATTTCATTAGTAGTTCATCATTATGAATACTATTATGAAAACTATTATTTACATAATATCCTTTACATAAAATATAATTAGCAATAATATTATTACTAATATCTTCTAGCTTTCCACCTTTCATTAACTTATTTTTTTTAGTCTTAGTATTAGTCTTATTTTTATTTTTATTTTTAAAACTATTTTTTCTAGTTTTATAAAATTTTTTTGTATTCGCCATAGTTTAAGTTTAAAATATATAAATTAATAAATTAATTAATTATTATTATTATTATTATTATTATATTAGATAATTAAAAAGTTTTAAAATAATTTTAAAAAATATTTTTTTTTATTAAATAAAATATTAAAAATACTAAAAAAATAAAAACGTTTTAAAATTTTATAAAAAGATGCACCATGTGGGACTCGAACCCACGACCCTTGCCTTATAAGAGCAATGCTCTGCCAACTGAGCTAATGGTGCATATGATATAGTTAAGTTTTCTTTAAATTGAAAAAAATGTAATTTAATTATTTAATTATTTTTTATTAATTATTTTTTATTTGTTTTTTATTCCATTACTTGTATAACAATACCACCAAATCGTGCTTCATCAGCATAACATTTAATATCACGTTTTCCATTATTTACCCAACATTCGTGTTCTTTTTTTTCAACAATAATATTATTGTTATAATTATTATTTATAGTATGTTTGCTTATAAATCCTCCTGATATATCTATATTATGAAATGATACTAAATTACCATCATTATCTTTAATATTAGAATCAGCACATTTATCACAAATTGCTTTTGTATAACGTGGTGAAAAATGTTTTAATGTATCTAAACAAATAGGACATTTATAAATTTCAAGTATTTTTTCCATTTTTACTATTATTTTATTTAAAATTTAAAATTAATTAATTATTAAATCAATTATATTTATTATAAAATTAATTTTTATATTATTAATTTAAATACTAATTAAATCAATTTTTATATTATAAAAAATTAAATATAAAAAATAAATTATATTAAATTGTAATATAATAAATAATTAGTTTAAATTTATTTAAAATGGATAGAGTAGCCCAAATGAAAGAAGTTCAAGCAAATGCTTTAGAATTATTTAGAAAAAAAAACATTGATTATGGTGATGCTTTTGCTAAATTTGGTGTTATTGGTGTTTTAATGCGTATTGAAGATAAAATACAACGTTCTTTATCAATTACAAATAATGGTGTTAATTTAATTAATGATGAAGGTATTAAAGATACATTATTAGATTTACATAATTATGCCGCTATGGCTTTAATGTTATTAAATGAAAAACCTGAAAATACTAAAAAAGATTAAAAACATATAATAATTTAATTTAATTTTATTTTATTTAATTTAATTTTGATAATTGGTCATAATTTATATTTAAAGTATCTAGAGATACTTTATTATTATGTTTATATTTTTTAATTTCATGTTTAATTTTATCTGTAGTTTCATCCATAGTCTCATCTGTAGTCTTGTCATTAATAAAATTAATAGTATTAGTTATTGTTGTAGTTAATAATTCATTATAATGTTTTATTAATTCATCATTAGTATTATAGTGGTTGTATTGATTATTTACTTTAAAATAATGTTCAAAATTAGTTTGTAATTCTAATAGTGATACTACTATATTATTTTTAGTGTTTTCCATTTTATATATATTTAACTTGAATTTTAATATTTATAATAATATTTATGTTATTATGTCTTTATATTATTTTTATTTGTAAAATACTAATTTTAGTTATTATTTAGTATTTATTTTTAATTCATTTATTTTTAATTCATTTATTTTTAATTCATTTATTATTTATTCATTTATTTTTTATTTATTTATTTTTTATTCATTTATTATTTATTCATCATCAGTTATTTCTTCCTCATCCTCGTCATCTTCATCTTCATCTTCATCTTCTTCTTCATCTTCATCTTCTTCATCTTCATCTTCTTCATCTTCATCAATAGTATCTTCTTTTTTATTCATTTTTGTATCATTCACTTTTTTTATTAATTCTAAATCTAATTTATTTTTAATTAAATCGCATAATTCATCTTTTTTACTAATATTAGTAATATCTATATTAAAATTATTTTCAGCAATATGTTTTAATTTACTATAATTTATACCGCCTTTCTTTGGCGATTCATTACATAATTGAATATCACCTGGATACTTCATATTATATAAATCACTATTATTATACATAGTATCAATAGTATTATTAGTTTTAGTTTCTACTTTAGAAGTATTTGTTTCTAAATAAGTTTCTGCATCTTTTGCCTTTCTAATTCTATTTAATGTTTTTCTAATAACTTTACATAGTTCGGGTTTTTTATAATCTTTTACTTCATCTTCACTTAATCCATAATATGTAATTGCTATATTTTTTAATTCATTAATACCATAACCACCTTTCTTTTCACCTTCTTCACATTTATCTATATCTTTTTCATACGCATTTAACTTTTGTTCTTCTAAATTACTACCTACTAATTTTTGTAATTCCATACGAAATTTAGCATTTATAATTTCACATAATCTTGTTTTATCAAATATAATACCATCACTTTGATTACCTTTTCTTAATTTTGTATGAGGTATTTTTAAAACATCTACACCAAATCTAAATAATTGTGGTCTTTTATAACCACCTTTTGATGGTGTAATATCACCACTACAATTATAAGTCTTAAACGTTTCTAATGTTAATACTTCATCCTTTATTTTGGAATTATTATTGGAATTATGATTAGAACCACTATTTGAATTATACTTTTTACCTTTTATTTCTTTTGTATCTTTTGCATCTTTTGTTTCTTTAGGAGGTTGGCAATATGTTTTATGATATTTTTTAGTTAATAATTTTTTTAATGATAAATTTCCATCATACCACTCTCCAGTTTTTATAGTATCACTACTACTAGATGCTTTCAATAAATAATTACTATCATCATCAGTATTATTATTATCCTTATCATCATTACTATTAATATCACTATTTACATTATTTTTACTATTATTTTTATTATTTTTTTTTGTTCTTTTAGTATTGTATTTTATTGGACACCAAGAATATAACAGATTATTATTTTCATCTTTAACTTCATTACATTCATATTTTAATTTATAAATAGCATTTGCTTCATCTTTACCTTCATCTTTTTCATCCTTAGAAATAAAAGGAATATTACACGAACCTTCTTTAAATTCTCTATTACTACTATCTCCAACAGTTTCTATTTTTACTAGTTTTTTCTTTATTTCCTTATAATCTTCTGGACAATATCCCCACTCTTCGGCTTTTGTTCTAGTATAATCTAATTTTGTAGGACACATATATCCATTTGGTTTAGAAGAACATTTATAAATATATTTACCAGTTTTTTTATCTATATATGGAAATTTACATTTACTAATATAACTTGATGTATCATAAATACTATTTTTATTAAAAGGAGTAGTATTTATCACTTCATCAGTAAAAATATTTTTAATACTTAAATCAATAACATCATTAATAACTGTATTTATTTTACTTATAAATAATTTAGTATTTTCAGCATTTATATTTGTAATTTCGTCATCTGTTATTATTCTTTCATTTTCATTTATTAAATAATGATCTAATATTATATTTTGTTTATAGTTAGAATATAAACCATCATTTATATTTTTCAATAATGATGTTGTAGAAGATATAATTATTTCTTTAGGATTATGAAAAAGTTTATTATCAATATTAAATTCAGGAATAAATGAACCTTTTAAGATACTATCAGCCTCTTGTTTTTTATTAATTAAATCGTTTGCTAATAAATAACTAAAATAATCTAATTTTTCCTTACTTAAATTTAAATAATATTTTTTTGTTTTTTCATTATACTCACAAAAACGCGTGCTTTTCTTTTTAGTTTTAGAACATACTTTTAATTTTATAAAATTACTATAGTTTTGTCTAGATATATCTTTTTCTATATTAGTAGTTGAATTATTTTGCTCTTTAGTTTTTTGCTCTTTAGTTTTTTTTTGTGTTTTATTAAGTGATTTCTTATCAGTCTCAAACCCATTATAAATTTTATTTTTCATAATATCACTTATTAAATCAACAATCATATCAATTACATTATTAAAATTTAATTTATTGTTTTTATATATTTTTAATTTTTCATATATTAATGCTTTATAACGTTTTGTATCTCTACTATTGTCTTGTAAAAGCCGACTAAATTCATACTTAAAATAATTGTAAATATAATCATTGTAAATATTGTTTTTTAAATCTAATAGTTCTAATTTTGGGTGAATACCTAAATTAAAATTAAAATAAGTAGGTTGAAACAATGATGCTATAATAGTTGTATCATCTTTGGATTTTAAATAATTATTCTCTATTAATTTTTTTATTATTGTTTGTTTATTATTATATGTATATGGTTCTGGTATAATAGGGACGACTAAATTATTTTCAAATTGAATACTTGTAATTATATTATTTACTTCATCATAAAAAAATTTAGATATTTTATAACCATTTTGTAATAATTTTTTTTGAAAGTCTTTATTTTTTATAGTAATATAATCATATATACTATTCATATCATCTAGAGATAATAATTTAAATTTATTCTTAATTTCTTTAACTACAATAGCCTTTGGATAAATAGGTAATAAATAAGTATTATCAAGTTTAACAAATTCTATTTGTGTTGTTGTAAAAGCAATTTGATTTATAATATTAATATTTAATGTTGTTAATTCAGACAATAATGATTGCGTTTTTCTAATTGTATCATATTTACATATATCTTTATGTATTAATAATAATTTAATAATATTAGCATCCCTATTTTTTGTTAAATTTAATAATTTAGTATTTACTTTCTTTTTTTCAATAAAATTGAAAGACAATGAATTTAAATTAACTGATGTAATATCATAAATACCTGTAAAAGCATTATTTTTATATAATGACGTTTTATTTATATGAAATACAGGTATAAAATAATTATTTTTTTCTTTAATGAGAATAATATATTTCTTTCTAGTGTCATCAATATAAGGATTACATATTAATTTATCACCAGTTTCATTAAATATTAAAATATTACAACCATCTCTATTTAACCATTCTATTGGCTTACTAAATAAATCTAGAAAATGGGTATGATTTTTAACTTCAGTTGGGTCATTAATATGAGAAATAAAATTATAATAAGATGAGCATATTTTATAAAATAAAATTATTTTTTTCAAATTATGTATATTTTCTATTATGCTTGGATTAGTTGTGCTTTGATTAGATTTGGTTTGTTTAGATTTGGTTTGTTTAGATTGTAAATGGTTATGTGTATCTATTATTTTATTAACTATTTTATCAATATGTTCTGTTTTTGTCTCTATTTTATATTCAGTATTATTTGTAAATAAATTATTAATAAATTCAACATCTTTATATTTTAATTTTTCTATCATTTCATAATCTATATCCATTAAATTAAAAACCAACATATAAGTTTTTATAAACATATTAAATCTATCAAATTCTGCAAGTGTATTAGGTAATATATTACTTGATGAATAAACATCTATTAATTCTCCATTATTTAAAGTTATAAATACATCAGGGGTTAATTTGTTTGTTAATAAATTTTTTAATTCCTCTATTTTATAATTCATAATAACTGCATATGTTTCTAGAATATTATCTTTATAATTTTTATCTATACCTCTTCTTAAAAATAAATTACTATTATCGTAAAGTGAATTATTAGTAGGAGTTAAAAATAATTCTTGATAATTATTTAAAAGTATATCCAAATTTTTAGGTAATAATCCAAAACGACATTTATCTAATTCAGTTGTTTCATTTGATATATATTGAATACTATCACTTGTAGTTTGACACACTATGGATTTACTTTCTATTGTTGTTGATTTTTTATCATTAATTGTATCAACATCAACTTTACACTCTTTGTCACCCTTTAATTTAAAAAATTGTTGTATTGTTTTTTTAGTTTCATCATAATCATCAGGAGGTTTTGACCCGCAACAGGGCACACATAATTTATTTGGATGGTTTTTTGCCTTTTTCAACAAAGGATATGCTTCTTTTTCAGTGTTTTTTAATTCTTTAGGCATTTTTTTTCCTTTATTACTATCTTCCCAATAAGATGCTGACCTAATAATGACGTTGTATTTTTCATTAATTTTATCTTTATTTAAATTTATAGGTAATCCATTAGAATATGGGCTTCTAAACTTATTTTCAATAAATTTTGATGTTGATATAGGTTTTCTTGCTTCTGTATCCCAAATACGAGCACAAATATAATAATTATTACGATATTTAATATAACCTGTTATCGCTTCCGGGTCAAATGATTCTAATTCTTTTTTAGTAACAATATAAGGTTGTCTCATTGCTGTTTTTTGACATTCTCTTTCATATGAATAATCTTTTTTACTACTTTTATTTAAATTATAAAGTTCATTATCATATTTTTTACGTTCTCCTGTCATATATTTTCCAAGTGATTTATCTTTACCTTTATCTATTTTATTTATATCTTCAATTTCATCCTCATTTTTATCATATTTAATTTTTTTATCTTCTAAATTTTTTTTAATACTTTTTGCTTTTATTACCTTTTCTAAATCTTCATAATCATCTATTGTTTCATTATTATTCATTTTATCATTGGTTAAGTCTAAATCCAAATCTAAATCCAAATCCAAGTCTAAATCTAAGTCTAAATCTAAGTCTAAATCTAAGTCTAAATATAAATCATCTAATTCTTGGGACTTTTCTTTTTGTTTTTGTTTAGTTTTATCTGTTTTTAATACTAATTTTTTATCTTTTTTTAATTTATCTTCTTTTAATTTTTCTTCTTTTAATTTTTCTTCTTTTAATTTTTCTTCTTCTTTCATATGTTTGTCTATACATTTATTACTATCTTTTAATGCTTCGCATTTTTTAATTTCATCACTCATTTTAGTATTTAATTCTTTAATATCATTTTCTATTTTTGAAAACATAACTTTAAAGAAGAATACTATCATTTGTACGGATTTATACTTATCTATATCTTTAAAATAAAATTCAAATTCACCATCATTTGTAAATTTTATCTCGATTTGTATTGTTTTTGTTAATAAGTCTCCAGAATTTATAGATTTTTGGTTATTTTCATAAGTTTCATATAATTTATTTAATTTTTTACTATCTACTAAAAATAAGTCTTCAAATTGTTCTAATCTTTTTTTAATTTGTTTTTCATTGTATTTTTGGTTTGCAAAATTTTTTTGTAAATATGTAATAATACTTAAATCACTGTAAAATAAATTAACTTGTTTATAATTAATAATTATTACATTATCTATTTTTTGTGGTTTTAATAAGAAATGACTGTAATTACTAATTTCTTTTCTTAATCTATTACTAAATAATAATTTATCTAATTTATTGTTATTTTCCTTATTTTCAAAATAAGTTTGAAATTTTTCTACATTTATTTTACAATTTAATTTAATATTTCCCTTTATTAATGATGAATATGTTATTAATTTACTATTTTCAGTTAATAAATTTAATAAACTTGGATTTTTTAAAAACTTTATTTTTATTATTTGTTTAATATTTTTTATTGTTTTTTTTAAATATTCAAAATAATGACTTAAATCTTTATTTAATGTAATTTCACTATCTAAAGTATTAAAATCAGCCATTATATATCCATTTTCATAAAATAATATAGTAATAATTATAAATTGTTTAGTTGTTGATTGTTTTTCTGTTTGTTGTTTGTCTGTTTTCTGTCTATCTGTTTGCTGTTTATCTTTTAATTGTTTAGAATTTTCAACATATGGTATTCTCCATATAAACTCAATATAATTACTATTTTTATTTAGTTTATCATTTCTATTCTTATTTTTAGAATTGCTAAGTATTTTTTTTAATTCATCTAGTGGTATTGATGTAATACTACTTTTATAAAGTTTAACATTATTTTCTATATTATTTTTATATAATTTAATAATTGGATTATAATAATCTGTACTATAAAAATTAAATAATTGGTCTAAATTATAAGTTGTATTTAATTTATTACTTAATGTATCAAAAACCATATCTTCACAATAACAATCATTTACAATAATACTATTATTATTAAACAAATCCATATGATAGTCATTTAGTTTTAATTTATCACCAATAATTTTATAATCTTGTTTCGATTTCTTTATTCTTTTTTCAAACTCTTCTGGAAAATAAAAATTACCTAATATATTTTTTATACTTATAAATGTTTTATCTAGAGTAGATAGTAGTTTCATTTCTTTATCAATAGTGTCAATATCATTCTTTACTATAATAAAATAGTCATCATTAATTGCTTTATTATAATGATTTAAATTATAATATAAAAAATCATTATCATTTATGTCTCTAGAGTCATCTATTAATTTAAACTTTAATAAATCTATAGTATCTCTAAATTTATCAAGTTGTTTCTTATCTAAATTTTTTATATCAGTAGGATGTGGATTTTTATTTTTTATAGAACTATATTTTATATAATTTGATATAATATAATCAATGTTTTTATACCCAAAATAAGGTGATTGGATGTTTTTAAACGTTGTTGCATAGTGTGTGGTTAAAATAATAGGTATATTTAATAATAAATACTGTAAGTCTTCATTTTGTAAGCAACTTTCATAGTCAAAAATTTCAGTTGTTATTATTGTTGGAACTTCTTTTTTATATTTATTTGGTAATAATTCTTTTAACTTACTTACAATTTCATTCTTATTCATAAATGTTATTTTATAAAGATTATTAAAAAAATGGTCATTACTTAATACTTTATTTATATTACTATTAGTTTGATTATCATAATCAAAAGCAGAACTATCTTCCATACGATTAGTTATATCATCTTCATCTTCATCTTCATCTTTATCTGATGTATTTTTATTATTCTTTTTATTATTGTTTTTATTATTGTTTTTATTATTGTTTTTATTATTGTTTTTGACATTATTTTCGACATTGTTTTCATTAGTGTCTTTATTATCGTTGGTATTTTTTATACTATTAATTATTTTAGTGTCTTTACTAAATATAAAATTTATTTGTTCTGTAAAATAATCAAAATTAATAGATTTAGGGTAATGATATATTAACATATTATAGGGTAAATATAAATTATCATCCTGTTTTGTTATAGGTAATACATCTTTTTTTATTGTTTCGTATAATAAAATTCTTATATGTTCTATTGGTAAATTATCTTCAATATAAGTATAGATAAAAAACACATTATAATCAATCATATTACCTAATTTTTTTATATAATTAGGTATAATTGTTTCTAGATGTTTATGTTCTGATGATTTTAATAACTCAGAAATATCTTTTTTATCTATAACTTTTTTAATTTCATTTATATTATAATCATTATTGTAGTCATTATTATACTCATTAATTTCTATTTTTTTTAATATTTCTCTTGTTTTTTTTGATTGATTACCAATATAAATTAATTTAATATCTTTTATTGTTGGGTCAATACTTTTTATAATAAATTTACGTATTCCTAGAGACATTAATGATTTACATATTGTATTTTCCATTTTTCTGTTGGTATTTAATTTATACTATTTTATATAGTTAAATTATACTATTTCTATATAATATATATATAATTTATATTTTGTTATTTATTCTATAAATTTATCTTATTTAAATTATATAAATTTATATTATTTAAATTATATATATATAATTTTATAAATTAAAAATGTGTATTTTAAATTTATATTTTGTTTTATAATCTTTATATTAAATAGATTAAATTAATAATCTTTGTATAAATTAGATTAATAATCTTTGTATAAAATAGATTAATAAAAATAAATATAACTATAAATAAAACTATAAATATAACTATAAATAAAACTATAACTAAAAACGCTCAAATGATTGAATTAGTAAATACAATTATAATTATCACATTAATAATAATTATCTATAAATATTTTGAAGGTCAAAGTTATGATATTGTTATGGTAAAATCTAATGTAAATGGTAAATCTTATCTTGTTCGTAATGTTGAAAATAAACAAGAAGCCGCAGATTTATTAGGTACAATTGCTGTTAAATTAGAAAAATTAGTAAATATTATAAATGATTCTGGATATGAAACTATCTATAATAACTATATGAAACCTACACTTGATAAAGAAACACAAAATAATAATAAAAAAAATGAAAAAGATAAAGATATTGTTGATGGTCAAGACGGTGGAAACAGTGAAGTCTCTAATTTAGAAAATAATATTAAAATGAAATTGAAAGATGATATTAGAAGATTATATAAAAACTTTAATCCAGAAGCATTTTCAGAAACTACACCAGACGCAAAATATACTAGTTATTCAGTTAATAAAGGCGAAAAAATAGTTTTTTGTCTTAGAGATAAAAAAGAAGGTGAAACATTAGTTAAAGAAAATATTATGACTTTTGTTAGTATTCACGAACTCGCTCATTTAATGACTAAAAGTATTGGTCATGAACCCGAATTTTGGTCTAACTTTAAATTATTGTTAAAAATTTCTATTGATAATGGTCTCTATAAAAATATTGATTTTAATAGCACTCCTAAACCTTATTGTGGTATTAATATTACTGATACACCATTAAAAAAAGATGAACTATAATTTATTATTTTAATAATTATTATTTTAATAATTATTATTTTAATAAATCATCATTGATAACATAACATACAATTGCTTCTTCATCAATTAAAATACGATAATCTCTACCTACAATAGTACTATTAAATTCTTTTACTATATCTAACCATTTTTGTCTTGGTTCAATCGTATAATCAAAAATAAATCCAATTTCTTTTTTTTTTATAATTTTTCCATATTTAATTAATCCATATAAAATATCACGTAATTTATCATCTGTTTTTTCGTGTTTTGCTAATTTCATTAATTCGCCATAATTATCTAATGTAATTGGGGTATCATACGCATCACCATAGTACTTGTCATCATACCCAGCATACTCATCATACTCAGCATACTCATCAGGGTCGTATGTATCAATCTTATAATCATCTCTAGAATAATCACACATTTTAGATAATTAATTATTATAATTACACAATAATAAAACAATAATTACACAATAAATACAATACTATTCTTAATTACTTTTATAATTAAATAATACATAATAAATTAAAATCAATTTTTTATAAATATTATATATATATATATATATATATATATTTTTATATATATATATTATAAAATGGATACAGATAAATTAAATAAGATTGTTGAAGATTTAGCATTATCTGGATTTATTAATGACACTAAAAAATCTATTAAATTATTTAATAAACTTAAATCTGCTGAAAAACACATTAAAAATAATTATAAATTAGATACACACGCAAATATAGATATTAGTAATAAAATATCATCTATTATTTCTTTACATAATTTACCTTTATCAAATGAATATAGTGAAATGTTAGGAGAACTAAAATATGCAAAAAATTATGGTGTAAATATAATTAGTAATTTTAATATATATGAAAATGGTATTGAAATTATTATGATAAATGGTAAATATTTAATTATAGAACGAAAATGGGATTATATTATTCCTGAAGTTGTTATTGATTATTATAAAAATATAACTATTACGTGGGTAAGTAATAGTGATAATGATGTTAAAACAGTTAATAATGAATTGGAAGAAAATAAACAGAAAAAGAAAATTAAAAGAGATACGACACAAATTGCTGAATTACATATGACATTATATGGTATTATTACAGATTTATTCTGGATAGATGATAAAAATACAAACTATAGAGAAAATTATTTACCTTCACATATATCATTTTCCAGAGATGCTAATCATTCTTTATGTAAATGGTTTTTAAAGTATAATATCAATAAAAATACTAATTTTATAATTAAATGTTGTAATGAATAAAAATTGATTTTATTTAAATTAGTGTAAAAGTTATATATTACAGAATATTATTTACTATTTTAAATTATTAATTATTCCTAATTATTCCTAATTATTCTTAAAAATGTCTGATATTAATCCTACTATAACTACTAAATTTAGTTTTTCTGAGAGTTATCCTAATCAGCGTAGTTTTAATCAACCTTTATTCTTACTTGGTTCATTTTTAAAAGAACAAACATTAAAAGAATTTAATAATGATTATGCTGATACAGATAAACAAATTTATTTTAACAAATTAAAATGTGAATTAAAAGATAAAAATATTGACTTTGAAATGACAACCTTTGGTAAAAATAGTGATAGTGATAGTGATAGTATTACTATTAGTGATAGTATTAATAATACTATTAGTGATGAAAATGATTTTGAAAATAATAAACTTATAAAAAGTAAAAAATTATATAAAAATGATATTACTAAAAATTATTTATTAGACCATATTAATTTGGGTGAAGAAGGTATTGAATTTTATTATGATGGTGCCAAATTTAGTTTAAAACTTGATAAAGTTTTAGATAAAACGGCAATTATTATTGAAAGAGAAAAAGCATATGTATATAGTAGTTATACTATTACGTGCGATAAAAAAGATTTTGCAAAATTTGACAGTTTTATAACTACAAGTATTAAATTTTACTTACACTTTTATGATGATGATATGAAACAAGAAGCAAATAAAATTAAATTATTTATGAGTACTGATGAAGGCTATTTTCAAACTTTAGGTATGAGAGAAAAACGCGATATTGATACAATATATTTACCTTCTAAACAGAAAAAAGTAATTATTGATGATTTAAATTATTTCTTAGATACTAAAACTGTTAAAAAATATAAACAATTAGGCATTACGCATAAACGCACTTATTTATTTGAAGGTGTTCCTGGTTCTGGTAAAAGCAGTTTTATTATGGGATTAGCATCTCATTTTGGATACAATATTGCTATTGTTACATTTTCTCCTAAAATGACAGATAATTGCTTAATTAGACTACTTCGTATTTTAGAAGATAAAGAAGAAAAAAAAATATTTATTATTTTTGAAGATATGGATTGTATTTTTAAAGAACGCAAAGCAAATGATGAATCACGTAATCAAATCACATTCAGTGGTATTTTAAACGCCCTTGATGGTATTACAACCCGTGATAATATGATTTGCTTTATTACAACAAATTATAAACAACATTTAGACTCTGCCCTTATCCGCCCTGGTCGAGTTGACCATATTATGAAATTTGATTACGTTTGTAAAGAACAAGTTCTTAAAATATTTACTGTATTTACAGAATGTGTTGAAAAGGCAAAGGATTTTTATGAAGAATTAAGCCGATTTAATATTAATATTTCAGTTAGTCTTTTACAACAATACTTACTTAAATACATTAATAAACCAGATGAAGCAATTGAGAATATTGATAAATTAAAGAAAATGTATGATGACTGCCACGTTAATAAAGAGGCTGGGGAAACTGGTTTGTATAATTAAGTTTTTCTTAAAAACTTATTTTGGTTAAGTTTTTCTTAAACACTTAAAAAATTGATTTTTTTATTTTTTATATTAATTTTATAACTGCGACATACATAGAAATAAACATTTATACTTGATTAAGTGATTAAGTGATTAAGTGATTAAGTGATTAAGTGATAAGTGATTAAGCAATTTAGTAAATAATTTAATAATTAATTATTTTATAAAAAAATGTGCGACGATGAAGATACTACTATAAAGGAGAACTATGAATGTGTTAATAATTGTGATGGGAATTGTTCTTCTGGAGACTTAATTCTAGTAGAAATAACATTACAATGTCGTTCTTTAAAATATACATATGATGACTCACTTATTACATATTACTTTTGTAAAAGACATTATGAATGGATGCTTACTAGAAATAATGGTAAGCCACTTTCATATATTCAAGGTAAAGATGAATATGATGCTCTAGAGTATTTTAGTTATACTGATAAATATGATTATGTATCTGGACTATCTACTATTTTTACATTTTTGAAAGAAAAAGAAAAGGACGATGGTTCAAATAAATATAATCGTAAAGTTATACTAATCAATGAAAGTATTGAAAATCTTAAAATAGAAGACAAATATGAAACAAAAGGTGTATTTTATTTTGATAGAGAACATTTTATTGAATTAGTGCCTTTGTCTTATGAACTACAAGACTTTTTTAAACAAGAAGACTTTTATTATTTTAAAGTTAATGTTGAAGAAAACCGTATGTATAGAATTCAATTTCATACTGATAAACATAATGGTAGTAATGATGATTATGATTGTGATGAAAATGATAAACACTATTTTGATACACTTTATTCATTCCTTGAAAAACGCAATAACTTTGAAGATATATATTCGTTCGTAGAAGATACTATGAGTGATTTAAATAGATTTTATGAACTTAATAAAACGACCTTACTCAATGATGAAACTAAAGAATATACATTTAGACATATGTTAATGTTTGAAGATGCTTTGGCTAATCCTGATAATACTATTAATTTACTTACAATGATGAAATCAGGACAAATTACAAATGAATTACTATGGATTACTTATGTAAAACACAATCATTATAATAATCATACAAATGATATTCAATTAAAAGATAATAAAATGTTAATTAGTCTAATCATTGATAGATTTTCTAAAGATGAACTTAAACTATTCTTACAATATGCGATTGAAGGCTGTCGCACTTATATTACTTATCGTATGAGAGACTTTTATAATTATATTCATCCTAATTTAACAGTTGTTAAAATGATTGTGCCAAAACATATTCATTATTTAGAAAATATTTTATGCGATTTTCAAACTGAAGATGAAAAAGATGAAAAAAAAGAATTAATATATACATTAATGGAAAATAAAATGTTAAAATTTTGGGAGAACAGTTGTAATTATACTATGTCATACTATCCTGATAAAGGTGAAGAAAATCATTATTACGATAAAGATGAAGACATTCGCGAGTATTTGGAAAGTTTGGGTAAGTAAAATATTTATTAATGTTATTTAATTATTATTTTTTGGGGAGTTTTTAATTTTTTTATGGCTATGGGGTTGATTGTGCTATTTATGCGTTTGTTTCATTAGAAAATTCTAAACCAATTAGATTGTCATACATACCTAACTCTCTCAAAGCAGCTTCTTCATTAAAAATTCCAGTCTTTATTGTTCTTGATTTTCTGTTTCCTTTTTTTGAGTTTGATGTTTTTATTCCATATCTATTAACTTTTTTTTCTTCTAAACAATTTTTTATTAAATCTTTATATCTTTTTTTTAACAAATTATATGATTTTAATAATTTTGTATGTTTTATATATAATTCTGTATTGTCTAGATCTAATTTTTTATATGATTCTAATAATGTTTTATGTTCTATATCTAAATTTGCCAATCTTTGTGAATATTCACTTTGACCTGATGGTATATCAATATTATTTCTTTCCATATATCTTTTATAGTCTGTATAACTATTATAATCATCTATAGACATTCTCACTTCTATCATTCTTTTTTTTGACCTTTTTGGAGTTTCTACTATACGAGTAACAGTATTATTATTACTACTATAACTGCTTCTACTTCTTTTTCTTGTACTCATATTTTTACTCTTACTTATATAACTTTATATATATATTTATTAATAATTTTAATAATAACTATTCTATTAATTTAATTAGATAATAATGTAAATAAAATTAAAAAATAAAAAAATTATTTATTCTATATTTAAAAATTCTTTTAATAATTGTAATGCTTTGAAACGATGAGAAATTAAGTTTTTAGTTTCATTATCCATTTCACCATAAGTTTCATTATAACCTTCGGGTAAAAAAACAGGGTCCCAACCAAAATTCATATTTCCACGAGGTTCTACCAATGTTCCTTTTGTAATACCTGTAAAATAATGTATTTGACTATCTCTATTTTCTTGATAAGCAAAAATGCATTTTGCTTCAATTGTTTTATCTTCATATCCTAATAATAATTTATTTAATCCATCTAACCCTATTTTTTTCATAAACCATTTAATATATGGTCCAGGTAATCCCCCCAACGCATTAAAACATAAAGATGTATCTTCAACAATGACTGGACCATTTAATTGTAATGATGCTGATTTACATTTTTCTTGTATCACATATTCTGGCTCACCCTGAACTTCTGGTAAATCAATATCTAATGATTTAATACTATAATGTGTATCTTCTTGATTATTAGCCTTTAATATACTTCTTACCTCTTCTAATTTATTACGATTACCTGTAATAAAAGTAATAAATGTTTTATTATTAGTATTAGTGTTATTATTATTATCTGTATTATTATCTGTAATGTCGTTCATTTTTATTATATATATATATTTATTCTGTATGTATTTATTCTAGATAAACGTTTTTTATTTATACTTATAATTATTTGTTTATATTATAAATATGATTAATTCTTTTTTCTTAATTTTTTTATTTTATTATTCTATTTTTATATTACGTTTCACATTTTATTTTTTTATATGAAAAAATAATAACACTAGAAAGATTTTTTGTAAATGTTTTATTATTTATTATATAATAGTTCATTTTCATTTATTGTTGAAAATAGATTATTCTCAACAGTATTATATGGCAGTATTCTTTATATTTTAACACACGCAGTATTAAATTACTGTGATGTATCTATACTTACTATTATAAATAATTATTATTGGACACTTTTATCTCTAGATATTATTTCATTTACATATGCTATCTATAATTCTATTATAAATAATAATGATATTAATAATAATTCTAATAATGTCTCTGGAGAAGGTAATTCTATGAATGTCAGTTTTAATTTATTAAAAAATAAAATAAATACAATGTTTGATAGAAAAAATGATTTAACTATAACACATATACCAAATACAAATAATAGTAATAATAATAGTAATAATAATAGTAATAATAATAGTAATAATAATAGTAATAATAATAGTAATAATAATAGTAATAATAATAGTAATAATAATAGTAATAATAATAGTAATAATAATAGTAATAATAATAGTAATAATAATAGTAATAATAATAGTAATAATAATAGTAATAATAATAATAGAAAAAATAAAAACCAATTACAAGAACATTTTAACAATACAGAAAATAATGATAATGACAATATTAATTATTTAAATAGTGATAATTTTGTAGATACACATCGTAGTAAAAATAAAGACCCTTTAGATGATTTAGATTTTACAGATTTAGAAAATATTGCCCCACCTTCTAATGAATTAAACTCATCTGCACAATTTTCAACTCCTATAAATCGTTTAAAAAAAAATAATACGACTATGAATACTAATACGACTATGAATACTAATACGACTATGAATACTAATATGAATACTAGTAGTTCATCAACACCTATTAGTTTAATTCGTAATAATGTAAAAATACAAGAACCAATCATTACAAATGATAATAATAATTTAAATAATACTGATACTTGTAATGAAAGCACAGCAGGTAGTGATGTTGGTAGTGTTATGGATTTAGCCGATTTTGAAAATTCTTTTTAATTCTAATAATTTCTAAATTTGGTATATAATTTATACTGTTTTGTAAAATATTATTTAAAAGTATTTTTTTATGTTTATCCAGAACAAACTCTTTATTTTTAGTTATATTACTAGTAGTATTACTAATACTATTAATAGTATTACTATTATTTTTATTTAATATACCATTTATAAAATTATAGTTATTACAATTAACTTTAGTCTTACATTCATAATGATTTATTTTAGATAATAAAGAATACGAAACAGAATTTAATGATTTTGAATTTATACTTTTAATAATTTCTGGGTTTAATAAAATAATACCAATATAAATTGTTGTTTCTGTTATATATAATGGTGCTAGTGTATAATCTGTATTTAATTCTAATTCTTCAAAATGAATAGTAAATGCTTTACTATAATCTTTAATAGTAGCATTGAAATACTCTAGCATTGACTTATAATTAAATAAATGTTCTAGTTTTATAGATTTATTTTTTTTGGATTTACAACTATGTTCTGTATTATTTATATTATAAGTATAGTCTGTATAATTATTTATGGTTAAATATAAAAAGTCAATATTAGAATTTATAGTTAATGTTTTTTTATTCCAATTTAATGTGTCATTATCACACATAAACTGAAATGATAATAAGTTAAATACAATCATTCTAAAATGTAATAGTTAATAATAATGGTTAATAATAATGATTAATAATAATGATTAATAATAATGGTTAATAATAATGATTAATAATAATGATTAATAATAATGGTTAATAATCATAATTATATATTTATAAACTTGTTAATTTTTAAACTTGTTAATTTTTAAACTTGTTAATTTTAAAACTTGTTAATTTTAAAACTTGTTAATTTTAAAACTTGTTAATTTTAAAACTTGTTAATTTTAAAACTTGTTAATTTTAAAACTTGTTAATTTTTAAAATTTTTTATTATTAAACTAATAAGATTAATTTAATAAGATTAAACTAATAAATTCAATTTTATTTATATGATTAAAAAATAAAAAAATATTTTTTGTAATAAAACTAATTGGTTCAGTTTTAATTACAATTTTACATTAATTTGGAGGCGCTAAACCTCACATAGGAATCAATTTCATAAACATCAAAATTTGAGCACGGTTCAAAATTTACAAGACGACAAGCATCCACATATATTTTAACACCTTCACAATTACCTACATTCACCATTAGGGTTTGGCGTGGCAGTAGGCATACCGATTTAATGTGATACTTGAAGAAATATTGCACCAAGACACTACAAAACTCTTGTGACATAGTAGTATTTATCCACGATACCTTCCTCAAATTTGTAAGATGAATGAATGCTCTCAGATCCCCCACATCTAGTTTCTCATGAACCAAATGATTTCCATCCAAAATCATCGTTACAACGTTAAGGGGCATGTTTTTAAGAAAACCTTCGACGACTTCTCCTACACCAAATAACTCCGTAAAACATAAGCCATTGTTTTCGAGATTGATGGTGTGTAGTTGAGGACACATATCCAATATGTGTTTGAGTGTTGCGATAAATAATATGCGGTCTCTATAATTATCAAGACCCGAAATGTGTAAACGCTCAATTTTCGTTTTGTTATAAAATACTTCATTCAAACGCATCATAACTGCATTGACAAACCTCGATTTTTCATTAACCTGTCCCCCGATAAACTTTATTTCCAAGGAAACTAACAGCATCATCCACGCTCTGGGAAACCACTCGTCAGCAAAATATGTTGGTAAGGGCTCAGCAGTATTCACCACTAATACAAGTTTTGTGGCACCACATAGCGTTCTATTTGGTGTGGCACCACACATTTCAGTAGTAGGAGTAGGAGGTGATGTACCAATAAATGTGATTGTTTTCTTACACATTTTAAAAAATTTTCTTCAAGAGACAAATACAACGAAACAGAAACAACTAATTTGTAAAGTATATATAATTATATTATAAAATCAATTTTTTTCGGTTTTTTAATTTTTACCATTTTTATAGTTTTTATTATATTTTAAATTATAATAAAAATATAGTATCATAATAAAAATATATAATTATATTAATAATATATAAATAAATATAAAAATGTTTAATCTTTATTGTTTAACTATTCTAGCAATCACTCTATTAATTATATTATGTTATACTGAAAAAGATACAAAAGAAACATTCTTCAATTCACCTTATTCTGGATTAACAAATCATAGTGATGCCCCTTGGACTATTGATAGACCAACTAAAGCCATTGTTACTACAGTTTTAACTAAAATTATGAATATGATTAATAAAAAAACAACTATGGCATATGTTGTAAATGGATATGACAGATTAGACCAAGAAAAACTCGATAAATTAACAACACGTTTTATTGCTGATTTTTTTGCTGCAGATATGAAGACATTTATTACTAGACGCTTTATCATTATTTTTAAACTTAACTTCAAAACCAAAGAAGTTGAAGTAGAACATATTAACCTTGGTAATGCCACTAAAAATGATGCTAAAGTATTTATGGATTATCCCGCTCCTGAACTTATTTTAACCGATGACAATTTACTTAAAAATGACTATAAAGTTATGGGCTTTAATGAATCTAAACTTGAATACGGTATTTTATCTAGTCAAAAAGAAATTAGAAAACCTAATGAATTATCCGTTGGTAGTTTCTCTGGTTATCAAAATCCCCAAGCCCTTTTTCCATCACGAAGACAAAGCAGATGCTGGGATAATAATGGTATTAATTACATTGAAAAACAAACCGACTTAAAAATTGGCGTTGATAATAGCCCTATGAAAAGAATGCCACAACCTTACCAAAATCCTACTAATGGCAGAAGAGAATGGGAAAGCGATACTAAATGGTTGTTTGATTTAGTCGATAATAGTAGTGGTATTGGAACTAATGGTTCTGGTAAAAGGTTTTAAGATATATGTATAATAATTGAGTGTGATTTATTTTATATATTTTTTTAATTTATGTTTTTTATAATTTTTAAAAATTTTAAAATTTTTTAGATTTTTTTAGTAAAATTGAAAAAAATTGATTTATTTTTTTTAATAGTATATAAATTATTACTTTTGAACCCTGGTTTGAGTATTTTTGAAATTATTTGATTTCAATTTCAACAAAAATGGTGTGTCATTTCTGTAAAAATAACGGACACACAATACAACAATGTCCTATTCGCGCTGAAGTGACATGTTTTCGTTGTAATGGCAAAGGACACTATCAATCACACTGTCCTGTATCACAGAAAGACGTGGATTTTCCACCACTCGGCAGTGGCTCCACGCCACGTCACACTGGTTCCACACCACACATCCCTGGTTCCAGGACACGCCACTCTGGCTCCACACCACACATTCCTGGCTCCACACCACCAGTTGCCAAATCATCTAGTTATGAGGATGCGGTGAAACGTTTTGCAGACAACTTTATTTTAACAATAAAGAGGATGTGTAAATCGGATAAATGGTTTGTAATTTACCCTCAAGATATGATATTTGAAGACCCTTTCCTTCAAAAAGTTCATTCCATCATAGTTATCGAATGTATATCCGATAAAATGCGTTCAGAAGAATCGCAATTAATGTATGAGCTTAATGTTGAGTATAGAGCTTGGATACAGGAACAAACAGCAAAAAAAAAACTAGCAGAACTCGTTGCTTCTATGTCTTCTAAAGAATTAGAAGAATTTGAGAATAGGAGCTCAGATGAAGATTCTGAAGAAGAATCATATTATTTATACGAGTGCAGGCTCGATTTTATGGATTCTTTAGAAACCCAAAAACAAAAAGTGAAAGAACTTCTAAACCATATGGTAAAAAAACAAGTTCAACGTTCTTTCGAAAAATATGAACAGAGACGTATATTGCAATCTAGTAACAAGCGTCCCCGCTATACTCTTTGGAGTGCGATACAAGAGAAGATGTACTAAACTTCTGTGTATGGGTAGATACATCATCATCTAAAAAGATGAATGAATTTTTTATTTTTTATTTTTTTTTTACCGTTTATAATTTTAAAATAAATAATTTATAATTATATATTTATATATTTAGTTATATAGTTATAATTTATCTATCTTCTCAAATGATGTCATTAGCATCAACATCACCATCATCATCATTACCAACATCATCTTTATTATATCCAGCATTAATAAGTTCAGTAATAGAAAATTGTATTACTCATCCAATTGATGTTATTAAAATACATAAACAAACCAATATGCCATTAACTTATAATTTTAAAACATTATATAAAGGATTTAGTCCAAGAGCCATAGGTAATATACCATCTAGAACTATTTTTTTATTTACTCAAGATTATTTACAAAATTGTATTATAAGATTTAATAATGATGAAACAAATTTTAACAATAATAAACATAATAAAATAAATAAAGCATTACAGGCTTTAATCATACCATTTTATTCTGGATTAGCACAAACATTAGTTGATACACCTGTTGAAGTTTTAAAAATAAACCAAATTATGTATATGAATAATAAAAATCCATACAAGGGTTTTTTACCACATTTGGGGAGAAACCTAATTTTTGTATTTTTTGTCTATAACTTTAAACAATTTGGTGGAGGTGGTTATTGTGGGAATGAAGTTTTGGAAAATGAGAAGGGTAATGGTGGCAATGGGATTGTAACCCGTAATAATAATTTTTATTTACAAACTGCATTTTATGGAGCAATTGGAGGATTATTAGGTTCTTATTTTAGTCATCCATTAGATACGATTAAAACGTGTATTCAAACTAACCGCAACTATGATTATTTTAAAGCAAAAGAGTATATGCGAGGGGGACATTTACGTGCTGGGATGAGTATGATTAATATATTTATTAGTTTATATGTTTTTGAAAGGATGAAAAATTTTTAATGGGATTTGGTTTTGGTTATTATAGTTTTGTTTTTAGAGAAATAGAGAGATGAGAAATACTTTTTATGTATTTTTATTTAATAGTTTTGTAATTTTTATTTTTTAATATAAAGATAAAATACACTATAATTTATATAAATTACAATTCATTTTAAAAATTTATTCATTTTAAAAAAGACACAGACATAGCAAAGACAAAAAATGGAAGGTCTATATTTAATACACACGCGAGAATTTATTAGCACTAATAAAGAAATATATAAAATTGGAAGAAGTAGTAATATAGAAAATAGAGTAAGAAACTACCCTAATGGAAGCAAAATATTATTAGCAATTATTAATAAAAATTCTATACAATGTGAAAAAGATTTAATTAAACAATTTACACCCTTGAAGATTTAAAATGGGACAATATTTATATATTACTTATATATTAATTTTTAAATTTTTTATATTTATAATTTATAATAAATACAAAAATGAAACATAAAACAGAAGATTATAAATTAACAGCTACTAAATATTATCTTAAAAATAAAGATAAATTAAGTATGAAACAAATATGTAATATATTTGAATGTTCAAAACAATCATTATCTAGATGGGTTAATAGATATGATAAAGATAAATCTATTAAAAGGTATAATAGAAAACCAATATCTTATAAAATTACAAATTTACAAGTTAAATATGCTTTAGAATTATTAAAAAATAACGAACAAATAACAATGTTTGAATTAAGAAAATTAATAATGAAAAAATATACTAATTTTAAAATTACATCTCAACATTTAGGTGAAGTTATTAGAGATAGTAATAGAACAAGAAAAAGAACTAAACATCAACATTTTCCATTAACTAGATATAAGATAACATTAAATAAAAAAGAAGAATTAAAAACATTTTATAAAGAAGTTGATAAATATGATATAGATAAAATTATTTGTTTAGATGAAACATCTATAAGACCAGCAATGATACATGAATATAGTAAATGTTATATTGGTAAAAAATGTGTTTATAAAACTGATGATAGTTATATTTTTAGAACATTTACATTATTGGTAGCCATAAATAATAATAAATGTATTGGCTATTTATTATATGAAAAAGGAGGGATGACAAAAGAAAGATTACAAGAATTTATAAATATATTTATAAAAGATAAATTTACAAATAATCTAATCATTTTATATAATGCTGGTAGCCATAATAATAGTTTAATAAAAGATACTATTATAAATACTAATAATAAATATTTATTTAGTGTCCCATATACACCAAAAACTAACTGTGTAGAAATGTATTTTAATCAAATTAAATATTACTTAAAATTAAATAAAAAAGTATTAAGATTTAATGAATTGAAAATAGAAGTTAAAAATGCTATAGATAAAGTAAAACCTGAAAATTATAAGAATTATTTTAATTATGCTTATAAGAAAAAAGATAATAGAAATTATAATAGAAAAATATCAACTAGAAAAAGAAAAACTAAATTATATAAACTAACTTAAAAACATTTTTATATTAATAAGTATAAATCATTTTTATATAAAAATGAAGTTAAAAAGTGAATTATATAAAACAGAACAATATAAAATATGTGATAAAATAATAGATATTTTACAATTAGATAATGATAAAAGTATTACATTATATGAATTAGATAATGATAAAGTAAAGCAACAAAAAATATTAGATTTAATACCTGATATTAGAAAATATTTTTCATTTACAAATATAATAGGCGCATCTAATCCTGACAATGTTAAAAGACCTTGGTTGTCAATTATTAGAAATATTATTAAATTAAAATATCAGTTTATTTATGGTGATTATACTAAAAAAATTAATGATAATAGAATAAGAACAAAAAGATATATTTTTTTATTAAAATAAAATTTAATTTTTATTAGTTTTTAATTCATATAATTCTTTCATAATTACAACCATTTCTTTAACTAAATTTTTTAATTCTTTAATATCAGTTTTTAATTCTGTAAATTCTCTTTCTATTAAAAATTGTGTTTTTGTATCTGTTAATGTGTTATTTGTAGTAATAGTTTGTTTTTTCTTTATTATTTCTGTTATTTGGTCTTCATTTAATTTTGTATATTTTATTATATCTTGTATAGATATATTTTGTAAATGCATTTTATATGCTATATCTTTACGTCTTGCGTTAATACCACCTGTTGTTCTATTATGATTTTTTGCGATAGTATCAATATCTATATTTTTATTTAATTCTTCTATTAATAAAGTTTCTTCTTCATCATTCCATTTTTGACCTACATTTGAAGGATAATCTTTATCTGGATTTTGAGATTTTAATTTTTTTAACATTGGACTATCCATTTATAAATAATTGTTAAATGTGAAAATAATTATTGTATGTTTTAATAATTAATTCTTTAATTTAAAAATTCAATTTTTATTTATATTAATTAAAAAATATAATTACATTTTTTTCAACTTAAAGAAATAATTATTAAAACATATAATTCGTTTAATTTATGAAAATAAAAATATTTATTAATATGACAGAACCTCCTGATAAGGATTTTTATAAAACTATCAAGGTTCCTCTTAAACATATTATTAAAAATTTTGAAATTAATCAACCTAAGATTAATGACTTAACTATTATGGCTCATAAAATTGTTATTCATACTTTACAGTTTATGAAAATGTATTTAATCAACTACTATAATATTAATAATAAATTACCAACTATAGATGCTTCATTTATAAATTGTTGTATGAAAATACTTTGTAAAGAAAAAGCAACTGGACGCCCTACTAAAACTGAAATTAAAGAGTTAAAAGATACTTTAACTCTATTTTATAATCAACATTATAAACAATTACAACTTGATGAACTTGAATATACTCATATGAATACAATTTTAGATTATCTTTCTATTAGTATAATTACTGATTATGAAAATAATATTAAGTGTCATTATGTTGAATATGTAGAAAGGTATGTTAATGTTATATGGAAAAAGAAATTTATAATTGAAAAGATTAGAAAAATTAAGAAAACTAAAAAAGAAAAAGATGATGCTATTAATAGGCTTAATAGTGATTTAAGAAAGATTAAAAATGACTTATTGAATGTTGAAAATACAAATTTCAAATCTAAATCTTTTTATCATAAATGGATTAAAGAACAAAAGAAACTTATATTACCAATTAAGGAATTTAAAAAATCTAATTTGTATTATGATATTCAATGTGCCCCTATGGACTACTTACCTAAAATGATTTATATGATGAGACTAATTGAAAAAGAAGGCTTAACTATTAATAATCCATTTCCTTTAAGAACTGATATTATACCAAAGCATATAAGAATTGATACAACTATTTTAGTTCATACATTATTAACTAAAAAATATGGTAATAAAAGTGATTACTTATTCAAAGGGAATTTAAAAAAGAATGAAGATAAAATATGGGAGTTCTTTTTTAGAACAGAAAGACAGTGTTTTATAAAACCTAATTATTCATTTCATCATATGATAGAGACTGATGGTATTAGTGCTAGTATATTATTAATTAGAAAAGATAAAGTAGGAAAACGTATAGTATCAAGAGAATGTAAAACAACAAGTAATGAAAAATACATAGATGAATTAAATGATATAACATATAATATTATTAAGAATAAAAAAATAGTTGCTATTGACCCTGGTAAATGTGACTTAATTTATTGTGTTGATGGAGATAATAAAGAAGCAAATACATTTAGATATAGTCAAGACCAAAGAAGAAAAGAAACTAAAATAAAAAAATATAATAAATTAATAATTAAAGAAAAAGAAACTAAAATAGTAGGTAAAACAATAATAGAATATGAATCTGAACTATCTAACTATAATAAGAAATCATTAGATTTAGATAAATATAAAGACTATGTTAAAAATAAAAATAAGATTAATAAAATAATAATGGATTTTTATAGTAAATCACTATTTAGAAAATTAAAATTAAATGGATACATAAATATAAAACGTAATGAACAAAAACTAATCAAAAATTTTAGTAATAAATTTGGTGTAAAAGAAGATGTAATAGTTTGTTTTGGTGATTTTGAACAAAAAAAACATATGAAATTTAAGGAACCAATAAAAGGTAAAGGTATGAGAACTTTATTTAGAAAAAATGGTTTTATAACATATTTAGTAGATGAATTTAGAACTAGTTGTAGATGTTCTAGTTGCGAAGGTCTAAATGAAAAATTTAAGGTTATGGAAAATCCAAAACCTTATAGAAGCGGTTCAGTCTTAGTTCATGGGCTACTCAAGTGTAAGTCTTGCAGTGGTGTATGGAATAGAGATTGTAATGGTGCTACAAATATTTATAAAATAGTTAAAAACGCAATAAATAAAATAGATAGACCTAGTTATTTATGCAGACGTAATAACTCAGATACTTTAGAAGAAGTATCACACCCATAATTTACACGACTTGAAATAGTCAAACCTTGAAGTTTTTTAAAATATTTCAACTTAAAAGTTGTCCCATTTTAAATCTTCAAGGGTGTAAACTTACATTTACACAAAAACAATTTTATGGTAATGAATATTTTGAAGGAAATAAATATGAAATGATTGAAATAATATCTAATTATATTATTACAGATAATAAGGAATGTAAGAGGAAAGAATATATAAAAAAGGAAAAAGAGGACAAAAAAAAAGAAAGAGAAACGGAAAAGGATAGAAGGGATAAAGAAGAGACAGAAAAGAAGAAGAAGGAAAAGAAGAAGATGAATGAAGAAATTAAAATTATAGAATGTCCTAAATGTAATGTTGATTTTAAATATATATCTATTTTAAAAAGACATTTAGAAAAGTCAGCAAGATGTAGTTCTAATGATGTATATATAAAAAATACTATTAATAATATTAATCAAAATACTAATACTGATAATTTATTTATTTGTAATGATTGTAATAAACATTTTAAATTTAAAACTTCTATTTATAGACATAAATCTATTTCTAAATGTGCAAAAAATAAAAACAAATTACAACTTACATAAAAAATGTGATGATTTTAATAAAGATACAGAAACTTATATAAATAGTATTCTTATTTAATATTATTTTATTTTATAATTCTAATTTTACAATTTTGTTTTTATGTATTTTTATTTTTATATGATTTTCCAAAAAAAAAATGTCATAACCTCCCGATTTTTTAAATGTTATGTTATATTTTGTGTTTTACGCTTATTTTACGTGTTTTATAACCAAACAACATTATTCATTTTATTGTAAAACTACTATTACTAACCCAACAAGATTCTGCCAAATATTTTTTTTTTTATATAAACCACATTCATATTATTATATTTACCACTTACTTATGTTATGTTTTTACGCGCCCACGCACACGGAAAATTTAATATTGAAAAAATATTAAAGTATATAATTATGTATTCTTATATACTATTATATATTCTTATATATTATTTATTATTATTTATTATTATTTATTATTAGTATTAGTATTAGTATTAGTATTATTAGTATTATTAGTATTAGTATTATTATTAGTAATAGTTGTTATAGTTAGTATTTATTAGTTAGTATATAAATAAAATTAAAATATGAAATATAGTGATATATGGTGTATTATACTGTATTATAGTGTAATATAGTTTATTATAAACTATAGCAGAATCTTGTTGGGTTATAAAAGTATTAAATACAGATAGTTGATGAGTTATAAAACAGTAAATTTAAGCGTAAAACAAGTATTTATAGTAAAATAAATACAAATCGGGAGGTTATGACATTTTTTTTTTGAAAAATCATAAATAAAATCGTGACACAATAATATTATTAAAAAATATAATAATAAAAGTTATTTATTTTTACAAATTATTCAAATTTATTCTTCAAAATTATCGTTTTACACTATAATATGATAGTTTATATGATAAACAAAGTTATTTTATTTATAATTTTACAATTTTGTTTTTATGTTTTTTTATTTTTTTATGATTTTTCAAAAAAAAAATGTCATAACCTCCCTATTTTGTAATGTGGTGTTATATTTTGTGTTTTACACTTAATTAATGTGTTTTAAAAGTTAATTAATTGACGCATTATTTATTTATAACACTATATTTTGTGTTATTACTATTATTTAATTCAATTTTACATTCATAAATTTTGTTATTATTATTGTTTATGTATTTCCCGCGCCCACGCACACGGAAACACTTAAATTAGAATAATTATTATATATACTTTACTTACTTTATATACTTTAGTTTATATACTTATATATTTATTATTTATTTATTTATTATTAATAGTATTAATAGTATTATTATTAGTTATTATTTTTATAATTTAAAAATATTATATTTATTATTAATAGTATAATTATTATTAATTAAGTGTATTACATATTTGTAATCACATTTATACACATAATCATACGTATAACACACATTTTGTAAGTGATATATCACAATCCACCACATAATTTGTGATATTTACACACATTTAGTAAGCGTAAATACATAATTATTAGGCGTAAAACATAAAAAAACACACCACATTAAAAAATCGGGAGGTTACGACATTTTTTTTTTGAAAAATCATAAAAATTATAAAAATGTCAAATATAAAATGTCCAAAATGTTTAAATACATTTAAATTTATAAGTGTATTAAAAAACCATTTAAAAATATCATCAAGATGTTCTATTCCTGAAAAAGCAATTATTATTTATTTTAAAGAAAATAATTTTATTGAGAAAACATATAAATTAAAACATAAAAATGAAATTGAAAAAAGTAATAATAGTAAGGAGAATAATACAAATAATGAACAAAAAAATGATAATAATAATAGTAATAATCAAAAGAGTAATAATAAAGAAAAAAATAATACTAATACAGAATTAAAATGTAAAAATTGTAAAAAATTATATTCACGTATAGATTCTTTAAACCGACATGTTAAAACAACAAGTTGTAAATTTAAAAAAGAAAGTAAAAACATAAATACTAATAATATAAATCATACAAATAGCCACAACACAACAAATAATACAAACAATACTAACAATACAATAATAAATAATAACAATAATATTAACATTCAGTATATTAATCCATTTGGTTTTGAGGATGTTAGGACAATTCCTATTACAGAAATGAAAAAAATATTAAAATCGGGAACAGAAGCGGGGCTACATATTATAAAAGCAATTTATGATAAGATAGAAAATAAGAATTTCTATAAGCCAAATTTATCTAGACCTGAAATTGCTTGTTTAAATGAGGATTTAAAATTAACAATCTATAAGAGTAAAGAATTTGCTGATGCTTTGTTTGATAGGTGTATTGCTTTATTACATCATATGTTATATTTATGTAAGAATGAATTTACGAATGTGAATATAAAATATATTTATGAAAATATAGAGCATATAGAATTAACAATGAGAACAGAAATTTATGATAAAAAATTAAAGACTATTATAGAATCCGAATTTAGAAATAATAATTTAGATACGAAAGATAGAATAAAAAATTTTATAAAACAAATAAAAGAAGATACATTAGTAAAAGATAATTCATTATTGCAGATAAAAAATAATTTAGATTTACAAAATAAGAAAAATGAAGAATATACAAAAATACTTACTAGAAATGAGTTAAATAAATTATTTGGAGACCCTCGTATTATTTTAGGATTAAAAAAAGAAGAGATTATTTTAAATTTAAGAGTTTCTAGATTTGAAGAAAGTATATTTTATAAATTCTGGATAGATAGATTAAATACAATTAAAAATTATGTTATTGAAAAAATATCCAAGATAGGAGATATTATTAATATAAATAATGAAGAAACTAAAATTATTCAAATGTTAGACCTAGTAGAACGTAGAGTAGAATTATATAGAAGTTCTTCTTATATAGATTTAAATATAAATGACGAATTTATGCTATATGATAAATCTACAATAGAAAAAATAAAACGAATAGAAGCAAAAAAAGAAAGAGAAGAAAGAGAAGAAAAAAAAGAAAGAGAAGAAAGCACTATTCTTTTACAAGATTTAAGTAATAATGATAATACTATTATATCTATTTAATTTTTATATTTTAAATTTTTTTATTCAATTATTAAATATTAATATAATATATATTATAAATAAATAAGAAATGAAATATATAAAAAATAAATCAAAATCTAAAACACATTCTAAATCTAAAACACAATATAAAAAACACAACCAAACTAAGTATTGTTGTCTGGATAAAACTAAAAAAAAATGTGTTCCAATAGCATCAACTTTACATTTACCACGAAAGACTAAACGTAATACTCATAACTCACCAAACTATGCCATTACAACATTATTATTTGGTGGGGATGGTTATTTACCAGGTGTGCTTTTATTAGGTTCTAGCATACGTAAAGTTATTCCCAAAGAATATAAAAAATATATTACATTATGTTGTATGGTGACAAATGATGTATCCCCAGAAGCACGTGCTCTTATTTCTAATATATATGACCGTGTTATTGAAGTTGAGTATTTACAAATCCCTCCTCATTTAATTAAACATAAAAACCCAAATACACAAAAGATTTATTCCAAAACATTTACTAAATTACGTATTTATGAAATGACTGATTATGATAAAGTATTATTTATGGATTCAGATATGTTAATTCTTAAAAAAGATATAGTTAGTTTATTTAATCTTAATACTCCTTCTGTTATATTTATGGGTAAATTAAATAATAATCCAAGAGATAGATATTTTAAAGAATTTAAAAAAAATGGTAAATTATTTAAGCAATTTCAAACTAAATATTGTTATTGGCAGAATAATAGAAGAAAAAATGGTCCTGAACGTATATTACACGGTAATCTTATACCTTATAATAATTATGAAAATGAAAAAACAAATGAAGGTATGAATATTGAAACATCTTTATTACTTATTAAACCTAGTAAATATATGATGAATGAGATACATAAAGAATTAAAAATGATAAAACAAAAACAAATAAAAATGAATGGAGATACAGAAATGGTAAGCCGTATGTTTAAAGATAAACTCTATGCGATTGAACCACGTTTTTTTGGAAGATGGGTCAATCCCGAAGAGCATCCAGAGTTAGTTGTATTAGATTTATATGGTAGTGAGGGAAAACCTTGGGATACTACACAATTTAAAGAGTTAATAAAATATAGTAGTGTTGGCGATGTATCTTATTGGTGGGATATGTATAAAACTGTTTATGAAAATGAGTATAAAAAATGGAATAATAAGATGTTAGATAATTTATATAATACTATAATAAATATACCAGAATTAGAAACTATTTATACAACAAATATAAATAAAGAAATAGGTAATTATTTATCTACTTATTTTTATTATTTAGGTTTATCTATAATAGAACAAAAAGATTTTAAATTTAAAGTAGATAATGATGCTTTTATAAAACATTTACCCTCATTTATAAATTATAAAAATAATATATATTATAATCATACAACTATATATAATAAATTAAAACAAAATGGTATTACATTAGATTTCTTTAAAAAAATTACTCTTCCAGAAACACTATGGTTTATGTATAATAATTTATATTATAAATTTTGGTTATGTATGAAAGATATAGTATATACTATTCTGGATAATGCTTTTATTAAAAGTAATTTAAAAAAAACTGTAACGTATCCTGTAATACATTTTAGATGTGCTGATACACCATTTGTAAGACATCCTCAATATCATTTTCAAAAATATGAGTTTTATAAAGAAGTGTTAGATAAAATATCTAGTGAAAAATTATTACACTATAAAAAAATTACAGTATTATCTTGTAGTTTTCATAAATCAGATGATGCTATTAAAAATAGTTGCAAACTATATACAAATTCATTATGTGATTATTTAAAATCTATAGATTATGAAACAATTGTAGAATGTAACAAAAATATTGAAGATTTTGCAACATTATTTTATGCCCCTGCTGTTATATCTATAGGTAGTTCATTTTCATTTATGAGTGGATTTTTTGGTAAAGGACTATTTTATTCAGGAGGACATATAGAAGAAAAAGATAAAAAGGCAGGTTGCACAATGTGTAATAAATGGTTAATTAATAAATATGAAGTTAAACATAGTATGGTTGATGATTATTATGATACGGATAAAGTTATTTCTTTATTGAAAAGTTAATTAAATTTATATTTTATAATTTTTACTTTTTATTAGTTTTTATAGTTTTCTTTTTCATAGTTTTATTTTTCATAGTTTTCTTTTTAGATAATTTTTTATACTCTTCATAAGGTTTAATTTTCATATTATTATTAGATTTAATATATAAAGCATCTCCCCATCCATGTTTAGTTATTTTAGTTAAAACTCTTTGAAAATGGTGCTTATTTAAGTAAGCATCAATATCACTCATTAAAGGACAATCTTTATACACTTTTTCTGTATTTACTTCAAGATTTATTACTTTAGCATATTTAATATAATCTTTTGCACCTTGTAAAGCCATTAATTCTGCTCCTTGTATATCAAAATTCCAAAAGTTATATTTATAAGGATTTTTAATTTTATTTCTTTTAAAAAATGTTTTAATTGTTGTTGTTTTTGCCATAAATGATAAGTCTTTAACATATTTAATATCAGGATGTTCTTTTTCGTGTGTTCCTAATTCTAAAACACTTGATGATTGAAAATTATTTGCAACATTAAATAAAATTTCTTTATCATCTTCATTTGTAATAACTGCTTGATATATATTTTTAATACCACGTTGTTTTGCTTCTTCAACTTTAGTTGGATTGGCTTCTATCCATATAATATTTTTATCATTAATATGTAAATCTTTATTATAAAAACCTTTCTCTTCACATTCATGAGCACCTATATGAAGCACACCAGTTAATTTAATTTTATTTCTTTTAATTTCTTCTATTATATATTTTTTATTTAATACCATTTTATTTGATCTATATAAAATAACAGATACTATATATATATATATATATATATATATTTATAATATTTAATATGAAGTTATATGAAATTATATAAATTTATGTGAAGTTATATGAGTTTATGTAAATTTATCTTATCCATCCAATACTTTAATGTCAATTTATCATAGTTAAATTTGCCTTTTTCGTGTTTTTTCTTAAAATCTGTAATTACATTCATCAGCACTGTCTCAGTAATATCACTCCAATCTTTAATAATTAATACTGGTAAGTCTTCTAACAAACTATCTAATTCAGATGTTATAATAATAGGAATACAACCCAATATAAGTGCTTCCCATAATCGATGTGTATCTAATCCATTACCAAAAGGTGATGCTACAAAAGCATACTTACTTTGTGTATTCCAACTTTGCGTTCTTTCAACTTCGTTTTTTTCACTAAACATTAATTTTTTTGGTATTTTAGTAATTGCTTCATAACGGTCATATCCAAAACGAGACCTCATATAATTCCTTTCAAAATTAAAATTAATATAACATTTTACTTCTCTATTCCAAAAAGGCATATTCATTTTTTTACTTTGTTGTATAATACTATTTAATAAGGCTTCTTGTTTCATAGGTGATACAATTTTATCTGATTCTGCTTTAATATCTTCATTATGTAAATGATGATAGGCTAATCCAATAGGTATTTGGGATAGTTTTTTATGTGTAATTCTAACACAATTTTGAGAATACCAATGAATGATTTTATCATTTTCTATAAATTGTTTAAACTCTTTTTCATTTTCAAATAAATCATTAGGACACGTATCATCACTATCTCCAGAGACTACTATAAAACGACACTTGAGACTATTTAAATCTTTGTCATTTTTCAATTTATCAGCAAATTTAGGTATTGCTGTATTACAGATATAGATACTATACGTATTAGATTTAGTAATATGTTTTTCATTGTGTTTTGTTTTTTCTTCTAATTTTTTAATATCAAAATCAAAATCATAATCAAAATCATAGCCAATTAAATCACTTATACTTGAAAATGGGGTTAAACTATGTATATCACACGATTTCACAATACCTCTAATATTAATAAATTTACAATGATTATCATCTTCATTTTCAGGATAAAATTTATAGGTAGGTTTTTTAAAATGTGTGTTTAATGTATTAAAATTTATAGTTTGTTCTGGAGTATCTATTTGTTTATGTTTAGAATAATTTAATTTACTAAAAATAGTTTTAATGCTATTTTCAAAATAATGTTTATCATCCAGAAACATTTTTTTACCACTATTACTATTATTATATTTATTAATCATTTCTTTATTATCAATACACCATAAAATACTATCTTTCAATTCTATTATATCTGGTGTATAGTCTATAAAAGGCATATTTGTCTCTGGATAATGTGTTTTTTTCAGTTTAGATTTATATAATAAATAACCATTAGAATAACTTTTAGTTCTGGCAATGAGTTCATTCATTGGTTGATGATTTAATGTTATAGTAAATAAATTAAAAAATCTTGCCGTATTAAGTGAATGAGGGAAGTTTACTTTTTTATTTGGATAGAGAGCAACATCAGCATTATTAATCAATTCTTTATAAATAGTATCATTTGCTGTTAAATCTAAATAAAGATAGAGATTTTTATACTTTAAAATAGTATTGCTAGATTGAATGACTTTATTTTTGTATTGTTCCTTTATAAATGTATATGTATTTAGTAAATCATAATGATACATTTTCTTAATATCTAATAATAAAGTGGTCATACATAAACCGTGACACAGAACATGTAATTCACAATCTAGAGTATTACTATTATATTTTAACCAACAATGTATAAGAGAACCTGTATTTTTAAATTTTTTATTATTGGCAATATGAATAAATGACATAGGTTTAGTCTTAATCATACTACTACTTTTTCTACTATTAAATAGTTGCGTTGGTATAGGTGTTGTAAATTTAGTATAATATGTTTTAAATGTATAATTATATTTTTTACTATTTTCTTTCTTAATAAAATTAATAAAGTTATAACATTGTTTGGTATTACAAAGCACAATATCTATGTCTTTAAGTTCTTTATAATTTTGAAATGTATTCATATTAGCCATAAAAATATTTATTTTTGAAGGAAATATAGTTTTAAATTCTAAAGGAACGATCCTATCTATAAATAAATTTATATCATAATAAGGATTGGGAAAATAGTTAATACGTAGTTTAGGATTAATATCCATACTATGAGTATCTACTTTATATCCTAATTTTTTAAATAAATCAATAAATACATTCATATCATTTTTACATTCATTTTTTTCTGTATTAATTGTTATAATACGAATTGATTTTATTTTATTTATAGATATATTTTTTTTAGTTTGTTTAGTTTTTTTTTTAGTTTGTATAGTTTTTTTTGATTTTGTTTTTTGTGGTTTATATATT